TCGCCCCGCTTGTTTGCATCGCATAAATCTAAAATTGGGGCAGACAACGTACTGCCCCATACAAGGAAAGGAATTATTGAATGGCAACTAATGTAAATGAAAGAAATGTACCTGATACACCGACAAATAAAATGTTGGATTGTTTATGGGAAGCAAGAAACTTGTCTTTGTATACTGTAAAGATTTGTTCAAACACAAACAATTTTCCGCCTGAGTATTATCAGACAATGACGGGTGACATGATTAAGAAGGCAAAAGATATATACAGGCTAGGAAAAAGAGCAAATGCAATCTATGTTCAAGGTAAGACAGGACATGAAAGATGGGAAGAACGCAGCAGATACCAACGTGAAGCCATTTTCCTTTGTATAGATTTATTGTCTGACATAGATGTAGCAAAGACATTATTTAACATTCGTGGAAAACGAGTTAAATATTGGACTAATCAAGTAGTAACAGTAAAGAGAATGTATATCGCATGGCATAATGCAGATAAAGAACGATATGCAAAATATATCAATTAGTAATTATTAATAAATACTAATACATACGGGATGTAGGTTGATTCTCAGAACGTCCGTTTGCGTTCAGCCAACCAAGGCAATGCTTGTAATACGTGGAATGTGAACACTAGTGGCAATGTCAACAACAACAACGCTTCCAATGCGAATACGTTCGCCCCGATTGTTTATCAACTTAAACTATATGGTCAACCTTAGATGTTGATACGATTTGATATGTGTAAACAAGGAACCTCATCCCTGCTCATTAGAGCGAACAATACCGCAGAATATACATAAATCAGTGTATTTTGCCACCGATGTTAGAGCCTCTTAAAAAAAGATGGTAGCTAACTATGACGGAAGGAAACTATTATTTTGAAAATAAAAGAATATATTACAGACTACGATCAATTGTTTGATTCAATGTTGAAATGTAAGAAAAATGTATCTTGGAAACCAAGCGTTAAATCATTTGTATTAAATGGTGTAGAAAATTGTTTGAAGATGGAAGAACAATTACAGAATGATACATGGATAAACAGAAAACCTAAACCAATTATTGTTACATATCCAAAAAGAAGGGAGTGTTTAAGTATTCCTTTCAGGGATAGAGTTTATCAACGTAGTATTAACGATAATTCATTATATCCTCAAACGACAAAACACTTTGTTTATACAAATATAGCTTGTCAAAAATTCAAAGGAACAAAGAAAGCTATGGATGTAATGAGACAATATCTTCATAGATATTACATCAACAACAAAACAAATGTAGGATATGTTGTATGGATAGATATACATGGATATTATCAAAACATGAGACATAAAGATGTCAATGAATGTTTTTATAAGATGTGTGATTCAGATACTGCTAGTATGTCTCAAGATGTGTTAGATACACAATATTCAGGGGACATTGGATATAATCCAGGTTCTCAAATGGTTCAGATTGCTGGCATAAGCTTATTAAATGAATTAGACCATTTCATCAAAGAAAAATTACATTGCAAAAGTTTCATAAGATATATGGATGATTCCTATTTGATTACAAATGACAAAGAAAAAGCGAAGCAATGGAAGAAAATAGTTTGTGATAAGTTAATCGAATTAGGGTTTGAACCTAACCCAAAGAAAGCCAAAGTTCTAAGAATAGATAAAGGATTTATGTTTCTTGGATTTAAAGCTACATTATCAAAAACGGGAAAGGTTTATTACAACCTAAGTTCAGAAAATATAAAACATGAAAGGCGAAAATTAAAGAAACAAGTCATTAAATCCAAGAAAGGTGAAATAACAAAAGAAGAAATTGATGCAAGCCTTCATAGTTGGAGATCACACGCAGAATTAGGGAATACGTACAAGTTATTGCAAAGAATAGATGCGTATTACGCTAATCTATGGAAGGAGATAAAAGTATGATTATCAAACAATTAGATGTTTCTATTGACAAACAAGCGGAAGAAGAATATCAAGCTTCTCAAGTTCAATCTACTAAAGATGAATTGGCAAATCAAAAGTTTCTAACAGAATACGTTGCTTGTATGGCAGGTATTGAATTACCTGTTGACGAAGAAGAAACGGAGGGAATGACTCATGTACAGGATTTTGAGTAATCAGAAAAGCAGGGTGATTGACGGAAAGTATAGCAAAGATAATTATATTTTCTTAGTAGAACAAGCTTATAAGAAAAAGAAAATCACTAAAGCAGAATATCAAGAGTTGATTGATTTTGAGTAATTTCGAGTATATTCAATATTTATTAGATATTATTGATAAGCAAAATAAAATCATCAAAGAACAAAATGAGATTCTATATATGAATGGAATTGATGTTTTGGATAAAGAGAAAGGGCGATAATGTACGTCCTTTTCTTTTCATTATATAATTGAGATGCCATAAAACAGTACCTCAGAAAATATGAGAGAGATGAAATATTTTTGGAGGTGTAAATTTATGAATGTACAAGATTTTTTAACTTTATTACAGACTGCTGCTACTTTAGTTTGTGGTGGATTAGCTTTATATTTTAAATTCAGTACCAAAGCTAAAACTAAAGCAAAAGAAGTTCAAGAAGTGATTTCCAAAATTACTGCACAAGCAGTAGTTTACATTAAAGAAGCAGAGGACAACTACAAAGATACAACTAATGCAGGTGGCAAGAAGTTTGAAGAAGTTGTTAGTAAGCTTTATGATCTAGTACCTGATGCATTGCATGGAATTATCACAAAAGAAATGATTAGTGAAATTGTTCAAAGTACTTTTGATGAAATTGAAGAATACGTTAAGATTCAATTAGATAATGGAATTGATAAAATCAACGTCAAAGGTGACTAATGGGAAAAGTTATCACTATTGATTTAGAATATGTTTTATGGCTTCTAGGTTTCATTGCTTCCGCTTGGGGAGTAGTAAAGATTATTAAAGAGCTAAAGAAACCTAATGACGATTTAAAAGAAACTGTTAGAAAACACGAAGAATGGTTAGCAAGAGATAATGAGAGAATTAAATCAATCGAAAGCTTAGTTATCACACAAGAAGGGATTAAGAAAGAATTGAATGAACATTCTAGAATGTTAGGGGAACATGAGGAAAGATTAGAAGAAGATAAGCAACGTGGTAATTTGACATTAAAAGCAAATATCGCAATTATCAACAATATGCTTTCTGAAAATGATAAAGACAAGCTCCAAGAAACTAGAGATGAAATTCAAGACTTTCTGCTAGATAAAAACTAAGGAGGATGAAAAATGGGAACTCCACAAGAGTTTTATAACTATGCTATCAATAAGGTTTTTAATAATAAAGGGCAAATAATGAACATTAATTATGTTCAAAGTGGTGAGCCATATGGTGGGCAATGTGTTTCATTAATTCAAGGATTGATGGCATGGGGAGGGAAACCATGTATTGCACGTGGCCATGCTAAAGATTGGTGGTTCAATCGAGCTAGTAATGGTGTATTAAGTTATTTTGATGTTGTTACGGGTGCTCCCCAAAACGGTGATGTGGGAGTGTCTGTAGGTGGTGATTCTAGATACGGACATATATTTATCTATTGGGAAGGTAGAGCACTCTCTCAGAACGTTTTAGACAACCCTAAAGCCATGTTATGGCCACTGAATTATCAAGGAGCTATTTGGGGATATTTAAGACCTAAATTCTATACAAATGCTTCTACATATGATGCTTCTCAATTGATTAAAGAGAATGGAATGGCCACATTTAAAAATGATACTGCTATCGTTATCCATAGAGATACTCCAACAGGTGCTTCTTACGGAACATTTGTAAAGGGTGAAAAGCAAGTCTATACGGAAAAATGGATTGGAAATGGACATAGATGGATTTCGTGGATTCATACAAATGGTGTAAGATGCTTTGCAGCCGTTAGTGGTAGTGAATCATATGGTGTTGAGCCATGGGCCACAATCGGTGCTCCTGAAACAAAAGACATTGAATTAACTCAGGAAGATGGTATTGCTACATTCATTGTTGATGGTGTACATAAGCATTACGATAATCCAAGTGGTGAAATCTTTGGTCAATGTAATTCAGGAGACGAGATTCGTTATTATTGGAAGTGCGTTACAAATGGACATAGATATGTTGTAGGTAAAGAAGGAGACAGAAAGTTCTTTGTTGCGGTGTCTGCTACAGAGGATAGAAGCCAAATGTGGGCGAAATTCAGTGCTCCTGATACAAACACTAAGGAAGATACGAAAGAGGACTCTAAGCCTTCTACAGAGCCTTCTAAACCAACTACAACAGATTACACTAAGAATGTTAAGGGATATGGAATTGATGTTTCAGAATGGAATAGTTCAGATATTGATTTATCAAAATATGACTTTGTGATCGTTAGAGCTTCCTATGGAGAGCGTACAGACAAAAAATTTGAATATTTTGTCAATAAGTGTGATGAATTGAAGATTCCATATGGTGTATATATCTATGATTACGCCTTGAATGATGAACAAGCTAGAGCGGAAGCGGAATACGCATACAATCTAATCAAAGACAGAAATGTTCAATTAGGTGTATGGTTTGATATGGAGGACGCAGATAATTACAAGAAGAAAGCTGGTGTCTTAACAAAAGAAAGATGTTCTTTCTCATGTAAAGTGTTCTGCGACTATATGAGTGCAAAAGGATATTATACAGGTGTTTATACGGGCACTAATTGGCTAGGAACATTTGTAGAAACAACTTATCCGATTTGGCTTGCAGCATGGAATCAAGATGATGGAAATGTTAATTCAGACCATTCAGATATTGCAGTTATGCATCAATATACTTCAAATCCTTTCGATAAAGACGTGATCTATCATGATGTTGATTTTTATAAGTCAAATCCTAAGAAAGATGAATCAACAGACGATAAAAAGGATGAAAATGGCTCAGAAAATAAAAAAGATGAACCAAATACAGATTCTAAAGACGATAGTGGAAACAAAATCAATGTAACAGGGATCGATAAATTGATTGAAATGTTATTGAAGATTGTTGAAAAAGTACTGAACCTATTCAAGTAAACATTGCTCATGTACTAGTGTACAAGGAGTTCCTTAGACCGTATGATGTTTGTACGGTCTTTGCTTTTTATGTTAAAATATATGCACATAGATTAGCAGAGTGCACAATGCGACCAATACCACAATATGGTATAATGTCTATGCTTAGGGGAATATGATCGTATTCTTTTTATCTCGTGTACCAATTATAGGAACAAGGAGAAACGAAACCACTAGATGTTTAATCATTTAGTGGTTTTTGTGTTTATGTGATATAATCATGTTGCTAGGAAAAGTAGAGTGATAAAGGCCTAAGCTCTCTTTGGTGTAGTGCAAATTGCAGACGTGCAATTGAATCTTAACATTTCTCTTTGTGGCACTAGCAAACAACAACAAAATGTGACAATTGCTAAAAGCTCCCCTTTTTATAAATTGTCACCAAAACTCACCTATACCTTATCCACATCAGGTATAGAGTCACTCCATACCTAACACATCCAGGTATGGTTTTTTGTTTTTTAACAAATCTTAAAATTTATATGCTATATTATTGATGTGTTCTTCATGGATGAGCACACCCTTTCTAAGATAACTAAAACTTATGCAAAAGAGTCTCCTTACCAAGCGGGAGACTTTTTTGTTTATATATTATAAGGAAAGGAAACGATAATATGTTTGTGGCATAATGGCATAAAGTGCGTGGCATAAAACATGGAATATTTTTTTAGGTTCAATTAAATAAAATGTGGTCAAAAACGAGAAAATATGAGAACATAAAGTAAACTAGATGAATAAAAAATAAAGGAAAATAAAGAGCTAGAAACTTATAAATATCATTCAACAAAAAGAAAATTGCTTTATATAAAGTATGATATATATTATTGGCATGATATTGGCATAAAATAGCCTTATTTTTCACCTATTTTAACTAGTTTTTTATAAAATTTAAGTGTTATCTAAAGAAAGAGGGAAAATTACATGGCAGTAAAAAAAGATGAAAAAACAGGTACGTGGTATTTCTATGGTTCGTACAAAACGAAGAACGGAAAGTATAGACAATACAAAAAACGTGGCTTTCCAAAAAAGAAAGATGCAGTAAAAGCAGAGATCATATTCAAAGAGAACGTGAAAGACCCATACAAGAATATCACACTTGAGGAATTATTTAATGTATATGCAGCATACACCGAAAAGAGAATAAAAGAAAGTACCTATAAAGTTCAGAATAGATTGCTTGAAAGATGGATTGATATTTTAGGTGATGTGAACATAAAATCTATCACAACAAACGATATAGAGGTTGCAATGGAATTAATGATTAATAACGTAGGATATGAAACTGCAAAGAATTATTTATCTAGAATCAATAAGATGTTGAGATTTGCAGTTCGTAAAGGATATTTAGAAACAAATCCTTGTTCGCCTGTTGAATTGGCTAAAAATCCAAACGAAAAGAAAGTTGAAATGAAGTATTGGACTTTGGAACAATTCAATCTGTTTATTCCTTATGTTGAAAATCCTTTGTATCATCTTCTATTCGACAATCAATTTTATATGGGGATGAGAATTGGTGAAACACTAGCGTTGACTTGGGAAGATGTGGATTTAGAAAACAATACGATTGCAATTAAAAAGACATGGTCAAAAGATTTGCATAAAATCACAACTCCAAAAACTCCAAACAGTTATAGAACAATCACAATGCCCCAGTTCTTATCGGATGAATACAAAGAGTTTAAAGAGATGTTGGATGTTCCTGAGAAATCATTTGTATTCGGTATAGATATACCCGTATGCAACACGACAGTTAGAACGAGGATGAGAGAAGCTATTAAACTTGCAAACGAAAATAACGAAGAACAAATACCTATCATTCGTATACACGATTTAAGGCACTCATGTGCTTCGTATATGATTGGCAATATGGTAAGAGATGGAAGCTCACATTTTAGCTTGTATGACGTTGCAAAACGCTTAGGAGACAATCTAAGCACTGTATTGAGTGTTTATGCCCATTGGCTACCTCAAGCCGATAAAGGAATTGCAAAATTCATGGATAAAGATAATGCACTAGATTAATTTCTAGTGCTTTTTTATTAGCAAAAAGAAAAACACACCCTTTAGCGAGTGTGCCTTCCCATGAAATAGAGAGAGATGAAAATACAGTTGCCTATTTACAGGCACTTAAAGTTTATCATGTTTCGTTGCGGACGTTTTGTGCTACCTCTAATTATCAGATGATTATTATTCATCAATTCCTCGTTGCTTTCGTATGGTGTCAACAAACATTATTACTGATTCTATATCGTTATCAGTTAAATCACATACTTTGTCGAATAATTCATTAAGAAGATTATGGCTAGATAATTTATTACATATGGTCTTTAATCGTATGTCTTGTTTGTTTGGTCGTTCTTCAACTTCATATCCAAGAAATACAAGTGGTGATACATTAAAAATTTCTGCCATTTTTTGAATTGTTGATCTTTTCAAATTTTCAACTCTTCCTTTTTCATATTTTGCTATCGCAGATTTCTGAACGCCTAATTTTTCTCCTAATTGTTCTTGTGTCCAATGGTTTTGTATACGTAGCTTTTTAATCATTTCTCCTGTTTCCATTTTCATATACCTTTGTCAAATTATCGTGACCTCCTTATATATTGATTCTAACAAATATGTATCGTGAAATTCAACTTACAGTTTAATAAGTTTCTAAAAAAGACACATTTCATGTTGCAAAAAGATAAAATAGTGATATGCTATAAGTGTCTTAAAAAGACACCTCAAAAAAAGGTGGTGATAAAATGGATAAGAAAAAATTAAAGTCATTAATGGTATTAAATAATGATACAGGCAAAACATTATCTCAGTATTTAGGCATTTCTGAGCAAACTTTTTCCATGAAATTGAATGAAAAGCATGGTAGAAGTTTCACTAAAGATGAGGTGGAAGCAATATCTAATAAATACTCGTTAACACCTCAAGAAATGGTATCTATTTTTTTTAAACATATAGTGTCTAAAAAAGACACAATTCAAATTTAACAATTTGCTACACATAAACAGAAAGGAAGGAGATTGAATAAATGAATGAATTAGTTTTTATTCAAAATGATGAAATTTTAGTTAGCAGCAAAGATATTGCTGATAACTTTTCGAAGCAACACGGACACGTACTAAGAGATATTGAGAATATTGAAAAAGATGTATCCAATTTTGGAGAGATGTTCCACAAAGGAGAAGCCGAGGATTCATACGGTAGAAGTCAACCTTGTTATTTCATGAATCGTGATGGATTTACTTTATTGGCTATGGGGTTCACTGGTAAGCAAGTTTTAGGTTGGAAGATTAAATACATTAACGCTTTTAACCAAATGGAAAAACAATTAAAAACTGCTACACCACAACTTACAGGTGAAGAATTAATGGCTAAAGCCTTGATTGAAGCTAAGTCAGTATTGGAACGACAAAACAAACAGATTATCGAAATGAAACCGAAAGCAATCTTTGCAGATGCAGTTGCAACTAGCGATACTTCAATTCTAATTGGTGACTTAGCTAAATTGATCAAACAGAATGGCACAGATATTGGTCAAAAACGATTGTTTGAAAGAATGCGAAATGACGGATATTTGATTAAGACAGGTACTTCAAAAAATATGCCAACTCAAAAGGCAATGGAAAAAGGATTGTTTGAAGTTAAAGAACGAGTAATAAGCAATCCTGATGGTTCAACAAGAATCACGAGAACCACAAAAGTGACAGGCCAAGGTCAAATTTTCTTCATTAATAAGTTCAAAAAAGAATTGGCCTAAAACGATAAGAAAGGGTGAATAAAATGGCAGAACCAAGTGAAAGATTAGAAAGTGACAGATTAGATTCAATTAGATTATTCCAAGACTCAGTGCATTGGGAAGGAAAAGTTTTTGATGTGCTAATTAAGAACGGATGTTCTAAGGAAGATTTAGTAAACGTATCTTCAATGCTTCAAACAATTTATATGTGTGGATTTGAAGTTGGAAGGAGATGCGTAAAAGAATGAAAGTGTTGCTTGGCTATAGAGACATCATGGAACTTGGTGTTTCTAAAAAAACCGCATACAAGATGTTGAAACTTATATGCGAATCGGAGGCTTACAAAAAGTCCAATCTATCCAAAGTGATAGATACAAAGAAAGTTCCAACAAAGTTATTTATCAGGATGTTTCCTGAGTTCAAAGAAAGGTGTGAACAACATGATGAATGTAGATGATTTAAGAGAGTTAGATGATAACAGATACATTGATGAAGATGAGGAGGAAGAACTATTTACTCTATATTCAGAGTACACTGAGAAACGAATCAAAGATAATACTTACAACACTCAGACAAGAGTTTTGCAAAGATGGATTGATATTATCGGTAAAGATACGTTGATTAAAAAGATAACAACTAGCAATCTAGAGGATGCATTGGAATTAATGATTCGTAAGTCTAATTCTAATACCGCAGTTAATTATCTGAACCGATTAAACAAGATGTTTAGGTATGCAGTTCAAAAAGGATATTTGGAAACGAATCCATGTGCTCCTATAGAAGTTATCAAAAACCCCAACGCAAAAAAGAACGAAATGAAGTATTGGACATTGGATCAGTTCAATTTATTCATTCCATTTGTTACAAATCCTATGTACAATCTATTGTTTAAGAATCAGTTTTATAATGGAACAAGAATAGGAGAAGCACTAGCTTTAACTTGGGAAGATATAGATTTTGAGAACAAAACAATCACGATCAACAAGACATGGTCGAAAGATTTGCATCAGGTTACCACTCCAAAGACTAACAACAGTTACCGAACAATTACGATTCCAAGCTTCTTATGCGATAATTTCAAAGCTTATAAAGAATTATTAGATGTTCCTGATAAGTCGTTTATATTCGGTATAGACACTCCAATATCGAACACGGCAGTCAGAACATATCTTTTAAGAGCTATTAAAGCAGCTAACCAAAGCAACGAAGAACAAATACCTACTATTCGTATACACGATTTAAGGCACTCATGTGCAAGTTACATGATAGGCAATATGGTAAGAGACGGAAGCTCTAATTTTAGTTTGTACGATGTAGCAAAGCGTTTAGGAGACAATCTAAACACTGTATTGAGTGTTTATGCACATTGGCTACCTCAAGCAGATAAAGGAATCGCAAAATTCATGGATAAAGATAATGCACTAGATTAATTTCTAGTGCTTTTTTTGTTGGCAAAAGAAAAACACACATTTAAGTGTGTGTTCTCTAAACTTAATAATTATTATTCTACACCGCTGAACTTACAAACTAGCTTTCCAATAACTCTAAAGCACTCGTTAGTAACATCAATGATTATTGGGTCGTATTTTGGATTTGCACTTTCCAATACAATCATTCCATTATTTAATCTTCTAAATATCTTGCATACGCAATCATTTCCATCATTGATACAGAAAGAGCCGATTTGTCCACTTTCTAACACGTTTGTTTTCTCAAATATTAATGTGTCTCCATTATTGATACCTTTTCCAATCATGGAATCACCTTTTGCAATATTAGCAAAGTACTCCTTGTTAGAATTTATATACCTATCGGGAACGGCTATATAGTCTTCGATATTATCATTTATGAACAAACCTTTACCGCAACACAATGAGGAATATAAAGGTATAGAATTCTTTTTTTTATTTGAATCAGGATAATAATGAGGATCATCACTTATACCGAATAAGTATGCAGGTGATACATTTGTCGCATTGGCTATTTTCTTAATCGCATCTGTTGGAATTTTTGTAGTTTTCCCTACTGCGTATCTTTGTATAGTAGCTTGTGGTATGCCTGTTCTCTTTTGTAATTCTACAAAAGAGTATCCACTTTGATCAATCGCTATTTTTACTCTTTTAGAATCATTATCTTGCACGTGTATTCACCCCCACCAATCTACTAAAATTATATATTTTATATCTTATTATTGCAATGACAATTCATTGTATTAATTAAAAAAATATCATTTAAAAGTTGACTACATCTCAAAAATGATATAAACTATAGATGTATCAAAAATGAGATGACGGAGGTGATGTCATGGAAAAAAGTTTAATCAAATATTGGCTTTCTAAGAACAATATGTCTCAGAAAGAGTTGGCAAAAAAGCTTGGAATCAATGAAAATACATTAAGTTTAAAGATAAATGGGTCTTTATCAACAACAACCAAAGATGCACTTAAGATTTGCAAAATATTACATATAGATAATTTGGAAGAAAGAGCAAAAATTTTTTTAAATTAAACATATCAAAAATGAGATATAAGCAGAAAGGATGAATAAAATGGCAGAACCAAGTAGAAGAAAGGATTCAATCAGTTTAATCCATGAATCAGTACAAGCGGAAGGAAGAGTTCTTGATGTACTAATCAAAAACGGATGTAGTAACGAAGATTACGAAAAAGTTTCGACAATGCTTACACGCATTTATTTATGCGGTTTTGAAGTTGGAAAGGGATGTGTTGTGAAATGAAAGTTCTTCTTGGGTACAAAGACATCATGGAACTTGGTGTTTCTAAAAAAACCGCATACAAGATGTTGAAACTTATATGCGAATCTGAGGACTATAAAAAGTCCAATTTAGCAAAGGTTATTGATTCAAAGAAAGTTCCAACAAAACTATTCGTAAAGATGTTTCCTGAATTTAAAGAAGTAGTGGGGTGTGAGAAATGATGGACATAGATGATTTAAGGGTTATTCAAGATAACCAATTTATTGATGAAGATGAAGAAGAGGAGGAAGAAAGCTATGGGTACGAAGATTACTGCTACGACTTCTGCAAAGCAGAACGTGACGAAGAAGCCTGGTTCTAGATCAAAGAAAAAAGCAGTTGAGTTAGGTGATTGTATCACGCTTCCTTCTTTTGCTAATAACTCTTATGAGACACATTATGCAACTAAAGTTAGGAGCATGAAGCAGACGAGCATGGTAAACGGAATGGCTAAATTCAATTACATTTGTTCTATCGTTTTATTTGCACTAGCTATCGCATTCACAGTTTTCGCAAACTGGTACATAAGAGGCTTGTAATGACACAAACAGAAAGAGTTATCAAGCACCTAAAGGAATATGGTTCTATCACTCCTTTAGAAGCAATCAGAGAGTATGGAATCACTCGTTTAGGTGCTCGTATATGGGATTTAAGAGATTTGGGATATGACATAGAAACTCAAACTGAGACTTCAAAAAATCGGTTTGGAGATAAAACATCATATGCCAAATACGTATTAAAAGGAGGGGCAAAAAATGAATCTGTATCAAGACACTGAGAAGTTTAGTGTTGAAAAGTACGGAAGCCATGAAGAATGGTTAAAAAAACGTGGACGTGGAATCGGAGGGTCTGATGCAGCGTGCTTCATGAATTTAAACCCATGGAAAACGCTTAATCAATTGTGGCATGACAAGAAGTTCGGTTCACAACAAATTACGAACGAGGCTATCGAGTATGGCAATACTGCAGAACCTTGTTTAAGAACGTTGTTCCAAGCTAAGCATCCTGAGTTGGATGTGCAATACATGGATAACGTAACGCTTGTATCTAAGGAATATGAGTTTCTAAGATACAGTCCTGATGGACTTATTTACAATAAGGAAACAGGAGAAAGAGGAATCTTGGAAATCAAAACATCTAAGATAGTCAATTCTCAGAGTCTGCAGAAATGGGGAACAAAAGGAAGTGAAATAGTTCCAGATAACTATTATTGCCAAACATTAGAGGGACTAATAGTAACGGATTTTGACTTCGTAATCTACTGTGCAGAACTAAGATTTGCAGATGGTGATGCACGAATTATTGAGCGTTCCTACAGAAAAGAAGAAGCTCTAGACAGTATGAACGATTTAAAACAAGCAATGTTAGAAAAATGGGATAGGTACTTCGTGAACGATGTAGAACCGCCTATCACATTGTCTATATAGAAAAAGAGGAGATGGAAATATGGAATTTAATTTAGAGGTTAGTGCAAAGGATGGAAAGGTTTATACCAATGCATCCGATTTATTACCCGCAATCCAAGAAAGATTGAAAGCTTACGATTACATCGTTGACGAAAACAATTATAAGCAAGCTAAAACAGACAGAACTGCATTAAATAACTTAGTAAAGATTGTCTCAGACAAACGTAAACAAGTTGAAAATGATGTCTTTGCTCAGTGGCTACAAGACAAAAAAGACATTATGCAAGTCGAAAAGACTATCAAAGCTGCTTCGGATAAATTGGGTGATGGAATCAATGAAGTTGATAACGCAGAAAAAGAATTGAAGCGTAATCAAATCAAAGAATTGTGGTTAAACATGACGAACAACAAATATCCATTTGAATTAGTTTTTGAAGAAAGATATTTGAATAAGTCTGTTAAGCCTAAAGAAATTGAAGAATCGTTGAATAACAAGTTCTTGAAAGCCGAAGAACAACTATCTTTTATTGAAGCTTCACTTCCCGAAGATGAATTACAGGCAGAACAAGTTATCCAATTGTTCTGTAAGACTTTGGATTTAAGCAAAGCTACAAAACGTATTAACGAAATCAAGGAAGCTAAAGCAAAGCTTCAAGAAAAAGTAAACGCTCAAATTGAACAGTCTAAGCAAGCACAAGCTCTGAATCAAGCAGCAGTTCCTCAGAATAATGTTCTGAACAACGCTCAGAGCAATGTAGAAGCTAAAGTTCAATCAAGTGGAAGAAGATATTGCGTATTTAGATTTGAAGGCCCTATGAGTGAATTACAGGCTTTTAATCCAATTTTAAATCAGTTCATGCGTGAACATAACGTAAAAGTGACAATTGTAGAAAAAGGAGAATGTTAATTATGTTACAAAACAATATTACTAAGAGACAACAAAATGCACCTACATTTGCATCTTATGTTAAATCAGATGCAGTGTTAGCCAACATTTCAAAAACTTTAGGTAGTGCAACGAGAGGTAAAAAATTCGTGGCATCTATCATTAGTGCAGTTAATACAAATAAGCAATTACAAGAATGCGATTTTCCAACGATCGTAAGCGCTGGTATTGTAGGAGATTCTTTGAACTTATCACCTAGTCCACAATTAGGACACTACTACATGGTTCCATTCAGAGACACTAAGAACAATCGTACAGTCGCTACATTCCAACTTGGTTATAAAGGATATCTTCAATTAGCTATTCGTTCAGGTCAATATAAGAAAATCAATGTTGTAGCAGTTAAAGATGGTGAGTTGTTAAGCTATAACCCATTTACAGAAGATATTGAAGTAAGCGCAATTACAGACCCATTAGAACGTGAGAAAGCACCTACGATAGGATATTATGGAATGTTTGAATTGACTAATGGATTTACTAAATCAATGTACTGGTCAAAAGAAACTATGGAAGAACACGCTCAGAAATACTCAAAAGGGTATGCAGCACATAAAGGATATACATTCTGGGAAAAAGATTTTGACGGAATGGCTTTCAAAACCATCTTACGTCAATTGATTTCTAAATGGGGAATCATGAGTATTGAAATGCAAACTGCAATCGAAACAGATATGTCATTTAAAGATGATGTAAGTTCTCAACCTGTTTATTTCGATAATGAAGAAACTCAACAGATTGAACAAACTCAAGTATATCAAGAACCAACATATCAGGAACAACCCGAAGGTGTAAGTCTTGTATAAATCAAAACGTAGCCAAGCTACAGATATAGATTTAAAAACTAGAAAGTTGGTAAAAGAAAGAGACCAAATGTGCATATTTTGTGGAAGTACATATCGCATTGAATTAGCACACACAATTCTTTCAAGAAGCAATGGCGGACTAGGTTGTGAAAAGAACCTAGTCTGTGCTTGCCAACGTTGTCATAGAATCATGGACTCAGAAAGCTCTAAAGGAAAGAAATTGAGAGAGATTGCAATTAAGTACCTAGAACGTATCTACGGAAACATTGATGAATCAGAGGTGAAATATAATGCTAAGTCAAAATGAACTGTTGTTTAAATACAATCCATTCAAAGTTAAATATTGGAAAGACGAAGAAATTCAAGAACAACTTGAAATTTTAGTGGATGCTTATATTCCTGATGAAAATGCAGTAATGGAAATGGCATTAAATGTTGAAAACCTAGCGAATCAAATGTTTCTGATTGGTGAAATGATGGCTCGGTTACAAGAAAGCTCGAACATCTTAAAAGCAGATATTGAAAACAAAATGAATCAAGCTATTTATGTAGAACGCAGTACATGGGAGCGTGACCATGAAGGAAAAGCTCCTAGTATTAAATATTTTGAAGCGTTGGCTTGTCAGAAAGTCTCTGATGAAAGAACTAAGCTTGCGAAAGTTGATTCTGATTTAAAACGTTTCAAGACGGCTTATGAATCAATCGAAGCCAAGATGAATGCGACAAAGAAAAAGATTGATGCTACTAAGTTTGAAATTGGAGGTGCGTAATATGATTTTAGGCATTGATCCAGCAAATGAATACAGTGCATTTGTTGTGGTAGAAAATGATTTATCGGCAGTTGTAGATAAAGGGAAAATATCTAACTTGGAATTGCAAGAGAAAATCTCAAGTTGGAAAGCAGAAAATTATCCAATTGATTATGTGGCGATTGAAGGAATACAAAGTTTCGGTATGCCTGTAGGTCAAACAACATTTGAAACTTGTTACTTTATAGGACGCTTATTGCAGCAATTTGAATTTTTTGATATTTACCCAACGTTAATTTATCGAAGTGAAGAAAAAATGACTCTATGCCACTCTATGAAAGCGACAGATGCAACTATTAGACAAGCTCTGATTGATTTGTTCGCTAAAGATACTCCAAACAAAGGAAAAGGAACAAAAAAAGAGCCTGGATATTTCTACGGATTTAAGAGTGACGTTTGGAGTGCGTTTAGTGTCGTTATAACGTTTCATACAAAGTACATAGGAACGGAATGTTAGGAGGTGTGATGAATGGAAGAACAACAAAAAGCGTATTATGCGATTATTCCTGCAAACGTAAGATATGACAAAGATTTAGCTCCAAACGCAAAATTGCTATATGGAGAAATCACTGCATTATGCAACGAAAAAGGATATTGTTGGGCATCTAATCAATATTTCGCAGAACTTTATCATGTATCAGATAGAACGATTAAAAAATGGGTTAGCCAATTAGTTGATAAAGGGTACATTGTGCGAATGGTTAACTATAAAGAAGGAACGAAAGAAATTGAGCATAGAAAGTTGTTTATAGGTGGTGAATTTATTTTCACCACCCCAGGAAAAAATGTTCACTACCCCCAGGAAAATAAATTCACCACCCCTGGTGAAGAAAAGTTCCCAGTTAATAATAAAGATATTAATAATACATTTAATAATAAAAAAGATGTATATACGCACAAACACAAATACGGAGAATATCAGCACGTTTTATTAACTGATAAAGAACACACACACTTATTAGAATTATATGGTGATTCATTGGATGAACATATAAAGATTCTTGATGAATACATTGAAACAAGTGGTAAGAGTTACAAAAACCATTCACTTGTGCTTCAAAAATGGGTACATGATGAATGGACCAAAAGAAATAAAAATAAGCCTGTTAAATTGGATTCTAAATTCTACACCCAGGAAAACACACTATCCGATGAAGATTTGATGAAAGAATTTAACAGGGTGAGAAGGGAAATGTTAAGAGCGTAGAAAGGTGATTAAATGATTAATTGGTTTTGTGGGGTTATATGTGGAAGTGGTACAACACTTCTTCTATATAGCCTATTTGTTGGAAAAAGAATTCAGGAAGAACAAGATAAAGCCTGTAAATGTATCTACAAATATGAAGAATACAGGCGAAGAGTTAGAACATTGGCAAATGAAAACAAAAGTCTAGTGTATCAAGTTAGAGAATTAGAAAAGAAGCTTGAATCAAGTAAATACAGTGGTGATTACTTAGGCTTCGAGGAGACGAAATAATCAGGAGGGGCAAAAGTGCAATATTACATGGTGTACAAAAGAGATATATCAAATGTACGTGGAATCGTAAATGCCAAAGATGTAATGAAGGAATTGGGTATTACAAACGCTCAGTTCACTAAAATGGTGAGAAACGAGGAAATCTATAACGGATGTATTCTCGTTCCCGTCATTCGTGAGAGCGGTAGAGAGCTTCCAACAAGCGAATCGGAGGAACTATACCAATTGGTTGGTGAAAGTGATTCCGGATTTAGATATTACGTTACAAGTCGCATAAGAGTCGTTTCTGTTTCACCATTTGATGGAACGGAAAGAGAAATGCGTATCCGAAAAACAAGCGAAACTAGATATGTTGTAAAAATCATAGATGGAAAGCGAAAGAAATATATAAGCGTTCTTGGGGAAGCGTATAAAGCGTTTGTTGGGGAAATAAAAGATAAACACATTGTTGTATGTGATGGGGATTTAAAAATAGAAAATCTAAAGTTAGTAGATTTATCAGAAGTAAACAGATTAAAAAACTCGAAGAAGGTAAAGGTTGGAGATAAAATTTATAACTCGATTGCAGAATGTGCCAATAAGAATTTTATCTCTGTACCTTATTTGTATCAGATGTTGGAAGGGGTCAAACCCAATTTGATAGGTGTCGAATTAGTGTGAAAGGAGCAAATAAGAAATGAACAGAGTTATTTTATCGGGTGAAATCGGTAGCGATATTGTTTTAAAGAATACAACTACAGGACAAAGCCTATGTAATTTTTCTATCGAAGTTAAGGAGAAAGGGAAGGACGGACAAGAACGTAAATATTTCTTCGATTGCACCGCTTGGGGAGATAATGCAGAGTACATTAATCAATATGGTTTCAGAGGGCAACACATTGAAATTGACGGAAAGCTTCAAAAAAGCTCATACACGAACAAAGAGAATCAGAAAGTGTATAAGACTAGCGTGTATGTTATGGACGTAGAATTGAGCGTAAACAATGCGACAATGCCACAAACACAAGCTTATCAACAGACGCAACAACAGATGCAGCAGCCACAAACAGTTCCATTTACAAATCAAGTAAATTACCAATCATATCCTGAACATTATGATAATGACGAAGGGATGCCATTCTAGATGATTGCAAAAAGATATGATGATGAACTTATGTACAGTGTTATGAAATGTGAAGGCGATAAAAAATACAAATACTGTACAAAAGATGGAAAACTAGCTTTTAAAAAGCCTGGTAAAGATTTTCTAGGGGCAACAAAGGAAAACATTATGAATCTGTATGTAATTGAAGGAGGTCTATACATTGGGGAATATGTCGGAAAATAACGTTTACGGAAGATTTGCTTCATTCTTTAAAAACTATGAATTAAAAGAAGCGGACAAATATATTAAACGTGTGTTTCCAAACGCTGAGTTTTATTTAGATTACGAGCACGCATTAGTTTTTGAAAGAATTAGAGAAGATGAAGAAATTGATCTTGATTATCATACAGTGATTAACGGAGTTGCTTATGATGGGACGTTCACAAGCAATTATAACGAGTTGGTTAAATATTTTGATGAATCAGTTGATGAATCAGATTATGAGAAAAAGAAATCCAAAGTATTTACGTGCAACGGTAAAAAGTATGAACAAGAAACGTTGTTTTAAATAGGAGTAAAAAAGATGGAAGTACATTGTTTATTTGAACAATCAGGAACATTCAAGAATGAGTTCATAAAGCTAGGAATAAATGCTTATGACTACGACATTCAAAATGAGTTCAATCAAACCGATTATGTTATTGATTTGTTCAAAGAGATTCGGGGGGGGGTATCATAACGAACCTTCCATATTTGACAGGATAAAGAAAGACGATTTAATCATTGCTTTCTTTCCTTGTACAAGGTTTGAAGCAAAAGTTCCTCTTTGGTTTAGAGGACAGGCCCAGCAACAGAAAAATTGGGATGATATAAAGAAATTAGAATATAGCATGAAGCTACATGATGAACTACATGAATTATATGAATTAATCAGTATGTTAGTTGTTGTAGCAGAAAAAAGAGGATTGCAGATGATTATTGAAAATCCATATACGCAACCTCATTATTTGACAAGTTATTGGTGCATAAAGCCTTCTATGATTGATAAAAATAGAAGAATGGACGGAGATTATTTCGAGAAGCCAACACAATATTGGTTCATTAATTGTAAAGTACAAAACAACTTAGATTTTGAACCTATTGAATATGTGCCTAAGAAAGTTATTTCTAAGGTCAAAAAAGGTGAATACAGTGTGCAAACACAAAGGAGCATGATTCATCCGCAATATGCACGAAGATTTATAAAACAGTATGTTTTGAAGGAAGAATAACAGAAAAAGCATCAGAAGAAATTGCAAAGAAGAAAAGAAGAACAGTGGAGGAAATAAAAAATGCCTAATTGGTGTGCTGGTACTTTACGAGTGAGGGGTACAAAAGAGAATTTAACAAAATTTGTTTTAGAAGGATTACAATCGGTTGATTATATCGGCGAAGATTTAGAAGCGTTGAAGATGGATGATGATAATGGTCGTGTTAAATGTAGCAGATGCTGGATTAAAGGAACTAGAAGAGGATTTATTCTTGACTTAGATGTATATATTGATGATTGGAACGATGAAGGAAAAATCGCAATTGGACTTGAAGCAGAATTCGCATGGGGTATTAGTTCGGAAGAACTATTAAATTCTTGTAAGCAATATGGAGTTGATATGAGAATTCATGCATTTGAATGTGGAATGTGCTTTAACCAAATTATTGAAATTATTGATGGAGAAATCACCAAGGATGAAGAAGTTAAATTCGATGATTATAACTGGGATTGTATTTGTCCGAATATAGGAGGATGAAAATGATTGAAGAAAGAATTGATGCATTAATTAAAGTGTATGAAGGATACATTGATGAGAACAACCAAAGTATCAAAAAACGCAAAAATCTTTTAATCGAGAAATTGGACGATGTACGTTATGAATATCTTAAATTATATGTCGAAACGATTGAAATATATATGAGAGAAAATGAATTGTTTGAAATGTTTATTGAATCGTTAAAATATGCAAAGACAGGAGAAAGAAAATGAATAATAAAGAATTGAAAAAAAACTTAGAAAAGGAAAGAAAAAAGCAAAGAGAAGATGCCATAAAAATAAATACTTTTATCAGATTAGATAAAAGCAGTGCTTCTGAAATCGATAAACAAATTGAGCAAACTTATTTATCTTTGCAAAATAATATTAAATTTGTCTGTACCAATAAAGACTTAATGAACAGTATGCTAGATGAATTAGACTACATTGTTTACGCATCGAAACTATATGGTGGCAAGCATGTTATGGAAGAGCTAAATCAGCGTTATAGAGATAAATTGATGAATTAGAGTTGCTATGGATAGGAGAAAGAAAATGATGGATATAGAGTATCTAGAAACACAGGCTAAGCTAGAATCGATAAATGCTTGCACTAAATATGCTTATTTCCTTGAATACAGTGATGATTCACGTAAAACTTACGACTTGATCAGGGACTACTCAGATGAAAACCAAGATGGTTGTGAAACAATCGTTGAGCGTATGACCTGGCACGAAGTGGTAAGTGTTATTAATGCAATGTACTGCATCATGAAGCATGAATGCTTGGAGGAGTAGAAAGAAAATGGTTGAAATAGCTTGTATGTTATACAATTTGGCAATAATTGGAATCACCTGCTATATGTGTGCAAATTACAGTTATTGGTTCTTATTGCTATTATTGCTAACAGGCAGTTATAAAAGCGATGGGAGCGAGGAATAAAGTGTTAAGAAAACCAATACCAAAAAAGATTCGTGAACAGGTATATAAAAAATACAACGGTCATTGTGCCTATTGCGGATGCAAACTTGAGTACAAAGATATGCAAGTAGATCATGTAATATCTGTATACGGAAAGGATGGTAGTAACGATTTAGACAACCTTATGCCAACGTGTAGGATGTGCAACTTTTATAAAAGTACATATTCTTTAGAGGATTTTAGAAAAAATTTAGAAACATTGCATGAGAGATTGCAAAAAACGTTTATATATCGTTTGGCATTGAAGTACGGATTGGTTGTTGAAATAAAAAAAGAAGTAATCTTTTATTTTGAAGATTATAAAAAGATTTAAGGAGATAGAGGATGTCTACAGTTGAATTAAGACTTAACGAATTAATAGATGCATGCAAAAATAAAATGGATGAAATTCGTAAATTAAATGAACTTGAAAAAGCATTTTTAGATGATGAATTAGAAGTAAACCATAAAGAAAAAATGTTTACACGATTAAAAGAAATAGATAAATATGATTTTGAATTACTGGTTTTAGAACAGATTCTTAAAACACTTGAGTATGTAAGAACAGGGGAATATACCAGGAGATAAAGAAATATGAATAAAAAATATGAATACAATGGAAATATTTATTGTGAAGATGATTTATCAGAAGAAATATACAACTATGGCGGAGATTTAGATGATTTATTTTCTGATTTATTGAGAAATCAAGATATTGAAGAAATTACTTATTATTCCGCTAAAGACGCTTGTAGTTCTGATGAATGTTATGGGGATTACAAAGAATTAATTAAAGAAGAATATGAAAAATTAGGAATTGAGGTGGTAGAAGGCTATGAATAAATACAAAAAAGCATTAAATACAATTGTTGATGCCATAAGGGATTACGTGTCATATAGAGAATTTGATTCGTTGCCTAGTGAAAATGAAATATTCGGTGCAATGGCATTACTTAGAAAATTAGTTAATAAAGCAGATTCATTTGAATGGATTCCCGTTTCTGAAGGGCTGCCAAAGGAACATGATAGCATCTTTGCTAAATTGTATGAAACAGATGTAGTGAACGATATGCTTTGGAGAACGCGATCAAAAGAGGTGCTTGTGACTATTGAATATGAAAATGGTGCAAGAACTGTTAAATCATCACATACAACTGATGGCAAATGGTGGATAGAAAAGGGAACTACATTAAGTAAATTTAAAGTTATAGCTTGGATGCCAATGCCTGAACCTTATAAGGAGAATGAAAATGAATGAGATTAAAATACCTTCAATTGAATTTGTTCGATTGAAAAAAGGAATTACAGAAGAAGAATTAAATGATTACATAGCAGAAAATGATGATTATAGTTTTTTAGTTTATCTTAGATACAAATATGATTTTGAAGAAGAATGGACGTATTCGACGGAATGTGCAGCGTGGAATGCTTGCGAAGATTGTGTAAGTTGGTTAAATGATTGGTATGAAGGTCAACAAAATGTTGAGTATTTGGCTATTAGTAAATTAGGAGAAGAATATGACAGCTGAAGAAATGTTTAGAAGGCTAAGATTCACAGAAAAACACAACCTCAAACAATTTATAATGTATGAATGTGTGAATATTACTACATCACGAGTTATTGTGTTTGATAAAGTATCTAGACGTATAGCAGCTAAAGATGTACTAGGAGATAAATTAATAACAATAAGCGACATATCGGTAAATGAATTAATGGCGATTATCCAACAATGCATAGAACTTGGATGGCTAGAAGAAGAAACTTGCACCAACGAATCAGAATATGATTCATCGGATGAATTTAAATGCTCTAATTGTGGATTTACTTTAGTGGAGCATAAAGAATGTGCAATTGGTGAAGATGATGGAGAAGAATATTATTTCGCATACAAACCAAAGTATTGTCCAAATTGTGGAAGCAAGATTGTAGATTGAGGTTGATATAATGAACGCAGAACAGATGTTTACTGAATTAGGTTTCAGAAAATGTGACGGAGTTTATAGAGAAGGCGAAACGTTGCTTTATGAAAAAAATATATGTGATGGTAGAGATGTGCTATATGTGAGATTCCTACATGGCATGGTTCGTGTAACTGAATTAGCTAATTATGTGTATAACATAGACGGAAAATTAATGAAGGCTATTTACAAGCAGATGGAAGAACTGGGTTGGCTAGATTCAGAAAGAAAAGCTATTTATCATCTTACAAAGTTTGAATATGATTTACTAAACGAAGATAAAGAAATACATGAGTGGTATTTTAAATGCTTTGATCATTTAATGAGATTGAAAGAACAAGGTCATTTTAAAGATGTGAATATTGAAAAGCAGATTGGTGAAATCTTATTGAATTGTGAGGTAATCAAATAATGCAGAAAGCTATATTACTGAGTTTAGATGATACGTACGAAGAAGAATTGATTAGTAGTACTGGTAAACACAAAAAAGATTACATCGGTCAAGTTGGTAATATTGTTCATCAGCAAAACATTTGCGTACTAGTTGGCACGACTGGATATTTGTACGACATCGAATTTAATGATGGTGCTAGGTTTTGTGTTGATAGAGAACAAATTGAGTTTGTCGAGGAAAATGAATCATGATTTATTTTATTGTAGGATTTTTCTTTGGTGAAATTATTGAAATGGTTCTGTATTCGGTTGTTGTATCTGGAAGAATCAACAATTTAGAATATCAGAACAAGCAAATGATTTTTGAATTAGAACAAAAGGAAAAGGAATTAGCTACATACAGATGTATGTATGCTAGTTCTTATGAAGGATTTGAGGAAACGAAATAAACCTAAAGAAAGTACGAATGTACAAATTAAATTGAATGTTACTGTTTCTGATACAGAAAACAGTAATTCATGTAATATTGTTGATTCATTATTAAATGATATTTGGAATATTGCGTTGGAAAAAGAAGGGGTAGAAGCTCAAAGTATGAGTTCAAAATATATGAAGGAGAAAATAGCAAAATGATGTATTTAAGTATGGCAATTCACAATATAGCGGTAATGATATTTACTGCATACATGGTGATTCATGTACACCCTATTTGGGCAGTTTGCATTTTATTCACTCATAGAATTGGAACTAAAGTTGTACGTGTTCCAATTGAGAGTGATGAGGATGATGCAAAGGATGATGTATACGGGATGGATTGGAATGAAGAAGATGATAGCAAAAACTCAAGTAGAGACGAGTTTTAAAAATGTAGAAAAAGCTCTGAAAGAGAACGGATTATATGAAGCATATGACGATATGGTATTAATTAAACAGGCTTTAATTGAGAGAGATAGAAAAATATACGGATTGCAGCAGCATAACAGAAATTTAGAGGATAAATTGGGAAGGATAGGAGGTTATCATTATGGAAATCCTAAACAATAACATTTATTGGTGTGACTTGCCAAAATATAGTAATACAATTCTTTATAAGAGGAGACCTTGTATCGTTATTTCAAACGATATTCAAAATAAAGGGAGTAAAACAGTAAATGTAATTCCCATTACTAGCAATTTAAAAAGAACTGATTTGCCATGTCACGTTATGGTAGATACAGGACATGAATACGGAATGGCAAAGGCAGAGCAAATTTTAACAATCAATAAAGAAAGTGTTAAATGGCATATAAAACCACTCGATAGACGAGAAGCAAAAGAAGTAAAATGTGCATTATTAACTCAGATGGGAATTATTTAAGGATTGTATAATGCCTAAAAGAGATACAGAATACGAGCACTTTAAAGAAACCTGCGGAGGATGGTTTAACTACCATGGCAATATTGGTCTAAGAGCAGGGGATGTCGCAATGGCAACGCTATTTGATGAAACTGAATTAGTGCAAATTGTATTGACTAAACCTTATACTTTCAATCGCTGGTGGTGTAAGATCGTTGGTTTCAATAGTGATGGAATTGAATATCTAGTTGATAGAACAATAATATTTCAAATTTTGATAGACAAAGACTATAACTTGCGAAGAAAAAGAAGAAAAAACTCTTAAAATCAATTTAAACACGTCTAGAAGTGATTCTAACGAGCAAAATAGATTTAAACGAGTATTTGTTAGGGTAAATAAAGAAAAGGCTAAAAACATGTTTAAAACGATAAATATGTTTATAGCCTTTTTTAGTCTTATGTAGTAAAATATATGTATGAACACTTACAACAATTACATTATGTTTTTATCTGATTTAATGGCGATTGAACCGCCTGTCGTTATCTATCAGAAAGACGGAAAAGCCTACTATGGAAACGGGCAAAAAACAGAAAGTTTCCAATTAAAACAATCTGCCAAAGCAACAACAATCGTGAAAGAGAATAAAATCTATGTGGATTTAGATAAATTCAAGGATGAAATAGATCTTTATTTGAGTTTGGCACATGAAGTTAGACATTGCGCTCAATATCAGGCGATAAATGATGTTGGATTGGCGGATATTGCTACTCCTGAAATGCTCAAAGTTTGGAAAAAGGAGTTAAAAGAGTATAAAGGGAGCGAAAATGAAGGATATGAAACCCAACATATAGAGTTAGATGCATTTGCATTTGCGTGGTTTATTGGGGTATCTGTATTCGGGGTGGAATTACACCTAAATGGGGTTAGAAGTGGAAAGCAGCTACTTTCAAGCTACATCCAGTTCATTTCAAACAACTACAGTCTTGAAGAACTAAGGGATTGCCTAGAATATTCAGGATTTGCTTATAACAGAAATCAAGCCTAGTAAAATAGGCTTTTTTTATTTATCTATTGATAAAGATATCGTTGTATGCTATACTATAGGTGTAAAGAAAAGTAGAGGTAATAACAATGGGAAAAGCAAGTGAAGCAAAATTAAGAGCAACTAAGAAGTATGAAAAAGCTAATATCAGACAAATTCTTCTAAAGTTTCATAAAACTCATGATGCAGCAATCATAGAAAAGCTTGATTCTTTAGACAGTAGTAAGAATAGTTACGTAAGACAATTGATCTTACAGGATTTAGAAAGAGAAAAGAAAGAGGCTAACAACAAATAGCCTTTTTTTATCGGCTTTTTTTCACACGTCCGCACTTAAAAATGGTATAATATATGTAGTTAAGGAGTACCTGAGAATGACCAAATATTGCCACTCCTTGACGATACATTTTTTACTTCTACTTACTCAAGAATGAGTGCCTCAGAGCAATCTGAGGATATTATAAGGGTGTAAGCGCAATATAAATTGACGGGGGAGGGCGCAATAGAAAATTATGCCATATAAGTGCAATGAAACTGCCCCGTATTCTTCAATAGCCCCCATCATTCGCAACAACACCACCAATCGCAACAGGATTTGCGTGAAACGTGCACGTATATCGCAACAGAGGTTGGGGAAAAGAAACAAAACAAGTAAATTCAGAGATATAGAAACGTCCATACAGTCAAATATGCGTAATAAACACGATAAGTTCCAAAATGTTTATACTAATGTTTACACACGATTGTTTAGGTTGGTTCATAAATTGTCATCACGTAGTCATATACTACTACTTTGAAATGAATAGGCAGATAATTCATTTCTTACTCCTTTAGAAATTCTTTATTAATTCTATATCTTGTCGATTGTATGGTTTAAGGTTCTGTTTTGAGCACACAGAGCCTATATTATAAGTAATTCTGCATATTTTAAAACGATTGATCTTTGAAAACATTATATCTTAAGTCCCTCGGCATATATATAATAGGAAAGAGGTTCGGGGGAGATAAAGAGGGGTTTTGACTTCGGGGGAAAGAAGAAAAGAGGAGCTACGTCCTCCACAGAGCCTTCCAAACCCTATAAGAAGAAGATATATACACTATTATTACTAGTTTCAACGTTTGTGTTGATTACCTATCAAGTTCTAATGTAGTTTGATGGGTTTTTTATTGTTTTATTTGCTTTAATACTCATTTGTGAACAAAAAATTAACAATATCCTTTATTTTAGGCAGATTTTAAGTGCTCCAAAAAGAAAATTTTGTCAATATAAAAAATAAATTTTGTATTTTGTATTTTGTAATCGGCGAAAAATTTTGTATTTTGTATATTTTGTATTTTGTAAATTGTTCACGATTTGTAGACAAAAACACGGTGTAGTACGAAAATATCCGCTATTATATTCACGATTCGTGAACAAAAAGTGAAAAAAAGGTTGAATTTATAGCGATATCATGGTATAATAGTATTGTAGAAAAGGGGTGACATCCAAAAATAAGACATAAAAAAATGATCATGTTAAGCGTCCAAACTTGAAACATGACCATTCAAACAAAAAGCGTATATATAAATATAGTATATGGAGGCAAGCCCCAATAAATATATATACGTCCTAATTATATCAGTTTGGGGCTAAAAAGAAAATGAAAAAAGAGCAAAAATATTATTATGGGAACCCTATTAGTGATTATGGAATGGAACACGGTTATGTTGATTATGCTACACTTGCAAAGTGTTTTGACGCTGTATTAAATAACGACATCATGAACTTGACATATGACATAGGTTCATGGGATCAAGTAAGTGGAGCTATTGACAACACGGACGAGATAGAAGAACTGGAAGAAAAAAGGGACGAGTTAGAAGAACGAAACGAAAGCAGCCCATCTCAAATTATAGAAAATGAAATAAATGAAATAAACGATCAAATAGAAGAACTTGAACAAGAACAAGACGACGATCCAGAAGTCTATCAGTGGTTTATTGTGGATGATTGGGGCGCTAGATTATTACAATATATTAACGAAATTGTTTACTATAATGAAACGCTTGACATGTATCTATGGGGTGTTACTCATTATGGTACCTCATGGAACTATGTATTGACTAGTATTGCAATTGATTGGTAGGTGCTGGCAATGGTAACTCGCGAGCAGCTTAACAAAATGAATAACGTGCAAGTGTTATTACTTGCACTCTTAAAATTCTACTTTTATATATGTTTTGACTTATTGTTGATAGGCTTATTTTTAGGAATATCAAATATTATATTGCCATTAATTTATAAATAAAGGGAGTGTATGTAATGACTAAAATATACATGAAAGACATTAAAAATATATGCAATTGCATAGTCGGTTTGAGTTGTCAAACCATACGAACGAACGAAAAAGGGGCATTCAATAAGGGGTATATATATTCTTGTGTTATATACCCTTATGGTAATTGTATTACATTTCGATTCATTGAAAATGATCATATAACTTTTAATTCATACTCTAAAAATTTCATGTTTGAGCAACTCTTAAGATATTATAAAAAAGGCTTAAATAGTTGGATTGAATTATATAATAATGATCGTTTTAAAACTAAAAAAGAAAAAAAGAGAATAAATTATTATATTAATAAATTAAATGAATTTGAAAGGCTGCTAAATGATTGATCAGTTAACGACTATACTTGTATTTATATTACTTCTTGCATTCTTATATAAATATTGGATTTGGATTATTATATTATTTATTGCATTATTTATTATTATTTATCTATTATGCTAGTTAAAACTTTAAATGTTTAACTAGCTTTTTTATTGTCTTTTTTCTTCTCTTTGCTGCTAAAACTATTTACATGATCTAGAAATAAATTGTTTATGGAATGAAGACATAAATATATATGTGTTGCGGTCATGGTTTGAAAATCGCAACAGGAATTTACGACCATACACACCCCATGCCTTCCCTCTCGACCAAACCACATTTTTTACACCTAGCACTATACACAAGAGAGTGCTAATGTAAATAATTGCTAACACAAACCACCCCCTTTTTTAGATAAAATTTTTAGGAAAACGAAAAATCGAGTTTTGAAAAAAATGAGTTCATGTATTTTTACGAGGGGTAAACGAGGAGTAATAGAGTAGTAGATGATGGGTAAAAACGTCCACATAGAAATCATTTATAATGTAGTGAGGTAGAGAAAGAGAGGATGAGAGTATGCCAAGGGCAAAGAGTGTTTCAGAATTAAAGCGTGAGGATGAAGCTAAAAGGTTCTTTGACGAGTATTCAAAGAGTGGGAATATTACGAAGTCCATGCAAAAGATTCGTCCTGATTTAAGCGATAAGAGTGCTTATAACAAGGGATATAAGATATTAAACAGTCCTTTATTTAGGAATGTCATACATGAGAGGGTAAAAAAGAGAGACCAAAGAAGTGTTATGACAGTAGAACAACGTAGACAATGGCTTAGTGATAACATTCAAGACGAAGAAAAGGACATGAAAGACAGATTAGGGTGCTTAAAAGAGCTAAACAGAATGGATGGCATTGGAAAGAGCAATATTTTAAATGTTGGAAGTGTAAATAATATTACTGTTGAGCAGAAAAGAGCTATTGCAGAGGAAAGAATCAACGATATATTAGGTATCAACATGGGAAGTGAATTTTTAGATGCCGAGGTAATAGAACACGAGGAGGACGATAACAGTGAAGAAACAGACTCTTAGTGTTACGGAACAGTATTTTAAGGATGTAGAGGACTTAAAAGAAGCTAAAGCTATTAATAAGAGCCAAGAAGAAGTTGTTAGGTTGTTGAATGGAGCTACCCCGAAGTATAAATTGAAGAATTGGACGAGAGGATATATCCCCGAGCATTACAAACGACTAAATATTTCTAGACAAGAAGCTTTTAGACTTGCGGTTATCGGTGCAAGAGAGGCTTTGACATTTTTTCAAGTCAATCTTCACTTTACGCAAGCTATGTTGTTCGGCGCAGTTGTAGAAGGGTACGATACAATATATGCAATTACTACTTCTCAGTATGGCAAAAGCTGGACTTTAGGTATGATTGCTATTTATCGTGCTTATAAAGGACATCAAGTACGAATTGCGGCCGCAACAGGAGAAACCGCTACTATCATCATGTCCAAAGTTATCGGACATTTACAAAATGCAGACGATTCTATTCAGAGTTCTGTATTAGATTCAGGAAACAAGATTGAAAAATTACAGACTTCTACTTCAAAAACTAAAATTTCCTTCAAGGGTGGAGGATGTGTAGAGATTGTTACATTAGGTGGAAACAGTGTAGACCCGAAGAAGAACAACAACGCTATCGGTAAGGGCGGAGATTATATTATTGACGAAGCGGCCCAAGTTAGTGAAGATGCGTATGCCGAGATAGGACGAAGGGAATTTTCAAGTGTTGACGGTTCAAAAGAGCTTGAAATTGCTATTTCCAACCCTCACAAACGTGGTGAGTTTTACGATTGCATGACAAACGACAAATACCCCGAAGGAACATTAGTTGTTTGGATGGATGTACGTACTGCATACGAAGAAGATCGTATGAAAAGTGCATCTCAGATTCTAAATTCTCATTTTTACAAGAATAGAAGTACATGCCAACGTTATTTAGTGTGCGAACTAGAGGAATTTTCAGACGAAAGTATGTTCAAAACCATGACTTTAGACGACGGTAAAGCCGATAATTCTTATAAAAAGCGTTTTTTCCTAGGTATTGACTCGGCTTATACAGGAAAAGATGGAATAGATGTTGCTTTATGCTCTCAAAACAGATACGGAAACTGCAAAATCGAGACAATTTACAATCTTAAAGAGGGTGTTTGGGTGCAAGGAGTCACATCCGAGAAGATTATTACCAAGATTGTTAAGATTATTGAGACATTAAACATCAAATATGTTTGTGTTGACGTTGGTTTCGGTACTTGGTTGACCGAAGGATTGTCAAAATACTCGGATAAGCTAGGATTTATCCTTGAGGGTGTCAATTTCCAAGGTGGGCCAACAAAAACACGTATCAAGGCAAGACATTACAGTGCGGTTTATGCATTTAATCTAAGAGCGGAAATGTATTTAGACTTTCAGCAGCTAATGGACAGTAAGAAATTGACTTTCACAACGGAAGTTGCCAAAAGATTGAAGCCTGAATTGCTTGCTACAAGGACTGTATCGAAGAACAATAAGAAGATAGCCATTATTCCTAAAGAGGAGATAAAACAACGCTTAGGACACTCTCCTGATGCCCTAGATTCCTCAGTACTTTCTGTCCGCAGTTGTTTAATGTATAATCTAAGCAGTGAAATACTTGCGTATGCAGAGAACGATTAGGAGGTGCTAATTTGAGTCGAAGAACAAAGAAAAGACAAAAGGATAGAGTTAAACTAGCATCCAATACCTATGTGTCACCTAACATTTCGCACAATATTCACAGTTCTAACGCAGAAACCGAAGCCGAAAAGGTAATGGAAGCTATGTTAAACTGCAATTCAGATTGCATCAACGGATTTATAAAGACAAACTTTAAGAATCAGTTTGATGAGATTGATTGGATGATAGACAATTTACCAACGCTACCATATGTTATCGGTAAGGTTATTGACTTTATATTCTCAAACGGTATCACAACGGGTGATGAGAATTTAGACAAGAATGTTCTTATGCCATTCCTTTATAGACACAATGTACAGGGTGTTACAAACTATTCTGTACTTCAAAATGCTATTATGCAGTCCTTACTGTACGGAAAATGTGGTATTCGTTGGCTAGACGAAGATAAAGGAATTGTTACAGAGAATTATCGTAATTATGTTTCCATCATGCGTGAAGATGATGAATATAAAGGATTTAGAGTTCCTGTCTGTTATGCTATGTCGGCAGACGATAAAGAACCTATCTCATTAGGAACAAAGGAAATCGACTTTGACGAAGCGTTATTCCTTAAAACAGGCAAATTAATGTCAAAAGACGGAACAATCATTGTAGAGATTCCTGATAATTTCTGCAATCTTAGAAACGGAACAGACCATGAGAACGGATTATCTTGTTTATTACGTGATAAACAACGTCTAAAACTATTAGGTGCGGTTTACGAGCGTTTGAACTACGATATTCAATATGATGGCCCAGGACGTTTGATTTTTTGGCTAAAAGACGGATTTGCCAAGGGAGATACGATTGATTTATCGGCTTCCCAAGTTCTAGACGAATCATCAAGTTCTAAAGCAGACAGAGCCGACAAAGCAAGAATTGAAGCTAAACGTCTAGGTCAGGAAATCAGAAATTCAAAATCAGACAATGTAATCCTTGCAAGTTCTATTTTTGATAAGATGGATCACTTGCCTCGTGTTACAAAAGGTACAGAGTTCTTAGAATATCTTCAAATGAAGGAAGGTTCTATTATTTGTCAGTGTTTTGGCCTTACTCCTGAATTAATTGGTTTAGGGGATGTATCAGGAAACGTATCTATGGAAAGAATCATAGATAATGCCATGACAAATACAATCGTACCAATGCGAGAAAGGTTCGCCACTCAGATTTCTCCTATGTTAAGTGAGAAATTAGGTGTGCCAAAGGTTTATTTTGATAAATACGAATTGAAAGAACAACAAGACAAGTCTGCAAAGACATATAAATTGGCCTTGTCAGTTACTCAAATCGTAGGTGCGATTGTCAACGGAGCAGAAGCGTTAGACAAGAGCACAAAGAATTACATGATGGAATCAGTTACTAGAATGATGGATTCTATCGAGAAAACGCTATAGCGAGAGGAGAAAATAAAATGGAAATGGATATTTTAAAAAGTATCTTATCTGAAAATGAGGTAACACCCCTAGGAAGTTTGAATGGGACTCCGTTATATTCATTTGAAGATGCACAGAGAATCAACAAAATTGGATTGGTAAAAGAGAAAATCCAAGGTAAAGAGGTTGAATTTGGTGAAAGACCTATGCGACCTGATGGATTAGGGTATTTGGAAACAAAAGCCAATGCAATTGCAGTTCCAACTTCTTTCTTTGAGAACAGATACAGAAAAGTAGAAATCGTAAAAACTGTTGCCAATGAAAAAACAAAGAAGGAAGAAACTGTTAAAGATGTATATTACGAAGTCGTAACAGACTACAGAGCTTGCAAAGAACAGGCTAGTGGACGTGTATATACAACTACAATTCCTGTATATCAGATTGGAGCTAAGAAAGATTCAAAAGGAAATGCCGATTTATTCTTAATTGGCCGAAGAAATATTTCAGATACAGACTTTATCAACGAGTTCAAAGGTAAATTGAACAAAGAATCAATGGTCAAGATTCTTAAATTGATTGGTAACAACCAAACAGAACAAGTAGAAGATACATTAGAGTTTTAATTAGAAGTAAAAAGTAGAAAAAAACAAGGCAATATTTGGAAATAAACAAAAGGTATAAACAGTTTTCACTGTCTATATAGATTTTTGCATATTTCGAGGTATTGCCTTTTTATATGCAAATTAACGAAAGGAGATACATAAATGTCAATTAAACGTAGTTTCACTGTAAAAATCACTTTTAAAGAAGGGTACGGAGGCCCTATCACTTTAACAGGGAAAGATGCAACTGCTTTTAATACTGCTTGGAATAACAAATTGAATGACCAAGACGGAGCTATTGGATTTGAATGGCCAGTTATTACGACAACAGGTGAAGCATCTAGTCAAAAAACAGTAACAACTTATACTTCATTCTTATTCTGCAATGTAGCAAAAGTAGAACGCTCAGAACAAACAGAGACAAAGTATACAGACGATCAATGCCATGATGCTTAGAAGGAGAGACCATGCAAAACAACGTACAAACTATTAACGGTGTTACTTGGTTCGATTCCCTAGAAGAAAGAAATGCTTTCTTAAAGCAAAATGGTAGACATGAGTTCGCATTGGAAGAAGCAGCAAAGAACGCAAAACAGTATTTGAAACTTCTTGATGTAATTGAAGAAAAAACGCAAATTGACGTTTATTCAAGATTAGATAGCGGTACTTTGCTATACGGATATGTAGTTCTGGAACCTAAGAAGAAATACAAGATTCCCGAAGATAAAGTTTTGTTAGAAGCACTTAGAAACAAAACTATTCAAAAAAGATATGATTCAACAATGGAAGAAATATTAAAAGGAGCAAAGATTCCATACGAAGTCAAGAAATGTAATTCATGTGGTGGAAGAATTCAAAAATTATTCTATAAGCCCGTAATCGTAGTAGAAACGGAGACTAAGAAATAATGCCAAAAAAGAAAAGAGTTCCAACATATGTAGAAAGCATTAAAGATAGCCTTGATCGCAGAAAAAAAGGAAAAGCATTTTATGACAATGCAATCACTTTATCGAGCGTAGATAAAGAAAACCATTATGTCAGTGTGAACCTATCCTCAGGGTACGTAGAAAACAAACCTACACGTCTTATTGACGAGGGGGCAATAACATATGAGGGTGGAGATGATATTCGTCTATACATCAAAAAAGGGGCAGTACAAGCGTTCTACGATAGCTTGAGTTCTGATTATGTAGGATATATCAACTTAGCTCACATTGACATTACATCACTCCCTTTAAACTTAGGTACATGGACTAAAGATGATTTAACAGTTGTCGATATTGGGGATGGAAGAAAAGGTCTTGATGTAAACGTCAAACTAAACAGGGAATTGCACATAGTGCAAGATTTATTGAAACAAGAAATACCATTGAGTATTAGTGCAGAACTGAGAGGAACACTCGATTATGAATCGTCATTTAAATTTAATGCACCATTCTACAACGAAATCGAGATTTCTGGTTTCTCAGTTGTTGCAAATCCAGCCAATGTAAACAGTACAGGCGAAAATTTAAACAGTAAAGGAGACTCAGAAATGAACCTATGGGAAAAGATTTTAAAGTTGAGTTCTGAAAATAAAGAAGAAAAGAAGAATGAAGCTTTAGAAAACAAAGAGGAAGAAAAAGAAGAAAAAGAACCTTCTAAAGAAGAAAAAGCACCTGAAAGTAAAGAAGAAGGAACAGAAAACAAAGAAGAAGCTAAAAAAGGCGAAGAAACATTAGAAACTGTTGAAATGTCTAAGGATGATATGGAAAAAATCAACAAATTCATGGATGCTTTTGAAGCTTTAAGCGCAAAAGTTGAAGCATTAGAACAAGAAAATGCTGAATTAAAAGAAAAATTAAAAAATTCTAAGAAAGAAAAAACAGAATTTGAAAAGAAAGCAGAAAGCACATTAGACAGATTGTCTAGTTTGATCTCAGGACAAGCTAACGATAAAGAAAAGAAAGAAGAAAAATTAGCTTCAACTTCTAAAGTTAGCGGAGATATGTGGGGATAGGAGGTAAACCATGTTAGATTTATTATTTACAAATCCTGATAACACATTATTAGAAAAAATGGCAGTTACACCAGGAATGGTAGAACGTCTAAGTTCTAATATCGAGGATTTAACATCATTCTCAAGAGCTTATATTGATTATGAAAAAGCAAGACAGAATTTAGCAGCAAATGCTTCTAAATCAAATGTAGGAACAGTTGGTATCGGTACTGATTATTCAGATAACTCACCAGCCAATCCATTCCAAAACGTGTTCCCATTAGTTTCTTGGTTAATGAACACACCAGCTTCACGTAAGATGCAGAGAGCTATGAACCGAGGAGCATGGGGTGTTACAAAAAAAGAAGATGGCAAATTCTATATTCAGTTGCCATTCACATACGGAACAACAGAACCTAAATCAACACAAGGTGAATGTTGCTGGGTTCCATTAGATTTAGCTAAATGCGGTAGCAATGCACCATTAGCATTATTGTGTTTAAAGAGCTGCGAGCCTATTATGGATAGCTTGGTAAATGAAACACGTAAAATCAAAGCTAATGACATGGTTTGCTACTTCCAACGTGAAGGAGAAACTATTAAAGAAGCTCAGAAACGTATGGATTTAATTTCAATGGCATACTTCACTGCTATTAACGTAATCTTAGGGACAATGTCTACAGGTACTACTACATTGAAACCATTCCATGGATTATTGGAAGTAATGGAAAATAAAGCAGTTATCAAAATTGTAGGTACAAAAGTATTATCTGCGTTTGATTCAGTTGGTTTACGTTTGGCAGCTTTAGGAGATGGCGATTACAAATTCGCTTGTCACCCATTGGTACTTGAAGGTATCAAATCTGTTATTGTTCCAGGTAAATTCAACGGAGAATACCCTGATGGGTGGACTCGTAACAAAGAAACAGATGAAATTGCATACAAAAATCATGGATTTATCGCAGATAAATTAGTTCCATGCGACATCACAAAAGGCACAGGTGATGTATGGGTATTAGAAGGAAATACAGTAGGTTTGGTAATGGGAACTACTTTCCAACCATCTGAAAAATTCCAACGTCATACATTCGGTGCTACAGATACACCATCTGAAGGATGCGGTACTCAATGTGATTACTACTACAACTTTGGATGTGCATTTGGAACTGATGCAAACCGATTAATGGTAATCCAAGGTATCCCAATGTCAGCAGCTACATTAGGAGATACATTAAACGGATTAGACCTTGTATTAAAACCAACAACTATCGTACCAATCAACATTGGTGAATAATGTACGAAAAAATTGTCGAACAATTGAAAAATTATTGTTCGTGCATAAAGGAAAGCGATTTAGAAGCAGATAAGCTTGAAAAGAATGTTGGAGAACTAATTGATTTAATTAGTACCATCACTTGTTGGAAAAACCATCCATGTGAGACTTTCCTCTCATCTCAAAGAGAGGAAGTCTTTGATGTTGGTGAATTTAAGAAATGTGGATGCGATTCAGGGATTGTACGCATACCGCTATTCTATCCAATGATTGACCCAACAACAATTGAAGTATCTGTTATCACTAGAGAAAGAATTACATTTACTACTCACAAATTAGAAGTCGATAAAGATTTTTCTTATAACCCATACGACAGTATCGTGTACGTTGATTTATCTAATATCGACTACAAAGATGTGTGTAATTGTGGATGTGATGAATTGTCTAAGATCGTTGTCAGTTATGTAGCTGGATATGAAACGATACCTGAATGTCTATTGCCTGTATTCTGCGACTTTCTACAATTTGTTATCGCAATGAATAGATGCGAATGTGGTTGTAGCACTTGTGAAGAAACAGATGGTAGTGATGTTCTTATCTCAGAAGAAAATTCTGATGCTCAGATTTCAATTAGTGTGTATGTTCGTGAACATATTACAAAAGCGTATTCAGAGCAGTTGGGTATCTTGTCAGTATGTAATTCAAAAGACACATGGGTTGGTGCAGTAGTATGAGAATTAAATATATTGGAATGAAAAGTTCCACAAAGAAAAACGGATGCCCTGTATGCGGTGCGAAAGCCAAATCAAACACATCTTATGATTATTCAAAACGTATGTGTTTGCCTAGTGGCCTAGTAAAAATATTCCTTATGAACAAAGTTGAGGAAGTATCGTATGAAGACGGTGTATTCCTAAAAGGCTTTAAATACGTCTATGGAGGCAAACTTTATTACCCCTTTATCGAGGTGTAGGAAATGCTAAAAGGCCTCTTAGAAGATGTTATAGAAGCGTGTGAAGAAGATTTTGAAGGATTGGCTAGTGAATTAGAAGAAACTATGCGAGATGAAGCTCCAAGAGGGAGTAGATTCTATGCTCAAGAAATGACAAGTATGCCATGGAATGAATATAGGCCAGGTGCTTTAAAGGATTCAATCACGAAGGAAAAAGTATCTAATACCGAATATCTAATCGGAGTAGATGCAGACAAACTAGAAAAAGATTCTAGAAACCCTTCTCACGTTGATTACTCCCCAATGGTACAGAATGGAACGAAACGAGTTTATACGTTAGTGCGTAAAAACGGAAGGCCATTCGTTTGGGTAGATGAAATGGGAAAGAAACACTTTGCACACAAAATTAAGATGCCACCTAGAAAGGCAAATGATTTTGTTGCTAGAGCGGTATCTAGATTTGATGCAAAAGTTAAATAAAGGAGATTAAAAATGGAAGAAAAAGTTTCAAAAGCTAAAAAGACTCCTGAACAGAAAGTAGATGTTCAAGCATTTGTTTCACACAAACTAAACGCTTTAAATCAATTAGGCGGTGCTAAAGCAGAGCGTGCTATGGAGCGTGTACTAAAAGCTACAATGGGAGGGCAAAAATAATGTCTAACTGCAACATTAACAAAATTATTAGTGACAAATTAAGTGTCTCTAAATTAACTAAAACTCAAGAAATTGATATTACTATCATGAGTGATATTGATTCTTGTTTAAAAATCAATACTCGTAAATTTGAAAAGATTACAGGTACTGCTAGTGCTTATACATCACGTACTATTGCACCTGATTTAATCAACGTTTGCGAATCATTTGGATGTAAGAATACAGGTACATTGTTCATCACCTCTAAAGAAACTGATGCAGAAGGTGGAGAAGGAAACAAAGTACACACAAGCGGTGCGGTATTTAAAGCGTTGAAAAATGCATTAGATTTTGCAGCAGGTGTTGTTTACTACTACGTAAATGTTCCTCAAGCTGGTACTTACACAATCACAACAAAGATTTCAGATGTTTTAGATCATGAAACGACAAATGCAGATGAGTATACAAGCACTTTAAAAGCAGATAAAGAAGGATTCTACCCTGTACAGATTGACTTATCAACAGTTCCTACAAAGGTAGTAGGAGAAGGATGGGAAGCAAGTACATCAGGTGTCCGTTTAAGTATTGAAGTAGCGTTAACAGACAAATCAACAAATAGTATCTTGATTGGTCTTTCTTCAATCAGTTTCTTTGAAGAATTTGCAGACTTAGATTCTAACAACGACATTAAAGTAAGTTGCTTATCAGGATTTGATGGTGACGATACTGTAGACCCTGTAGATACAAGTTGCTTTGATGATTCTTATGATGATGATTCTGCTTCTATTGAGCGTTCATTCACAGGAACTCAATTAACATCAAACTACTTAACTATGAACCCATTTATCGGCAAGGGAGATAAGTCTCAAGGCTTTATGATGCGTACTCAGGAAGTGGTTATTGAAACAGATAAAGAACATTCTGAATATGGTTCAATCCATATTGCAGACCACTTTGTTGAAGAATGTGGATTTATCTATGCAGCATTGAGCGACCAATGTAATATCACAGATTCTACATTGAACCGAATTAACACTCCATTGTTGGCTAATTTAGATGAGTCTCAATACCAAGTGTTGAACAGTAAAATCAATCCAAGCTTAGATATTGAGGGTTCAAAAATTTACTTCAACAAAAATTTAGTAGGTAAAACATTAAAGATTTCTTATCCAATGACTGTTGATGTATTGCAACACTATGTAGCAAACAACGATAGCTTAAAGAATAAGAGAGCAAAAGTTACAATCACTCGTTATAGAAGTGATGGAACGGCGGAAGTATTTACTTACCACAATGCAAAAATCACTTCATTCCCAATGGGTATCCCTGATGACGGAGCGTTTGAATTTAGTTTAGCGTTCAAGAAAGATACTCGTGGAAACTGGTATGAAGTATATGTAGTAAACAAAGCTAACGCTAATTTATAGAAATTGAGAGGCAAATGAGATGGAAGAACAAAAGATTTTAGAACCAACACAGTTAAATGCCATGATTGAAAAGTTAAAAGTAGCTCGTGAGGATGATACTCCTCACGCAGTCTATGGCAATGGTGGTGAAATTGCAGTTGTTGGTGATGCAAATAAGACAGATGTTAAAACAATTGATATTGAAGTGAGTTTTAGATTCACTGAAAAAGAAATCGAAGAACATAAAATTGATGTTCCTGAGAATGCTAAAAGAGTAGGGCAATATGTTATGTTCGATAAGAAGTTTGAAAATCTAACATTATCTCCTAGACAAGATATGAAGATGGTAGAAGCTTTAATCGAAGTAAAGCCATTGCTATTGGATGCAGAACAAATCCTAGACCCATATAAAGAAAAATTCCAAGAAATCGAGGAATACTATGGCCACAAATTCATTGAAGGAAAAGATGGAATCGTTACAACAGACACAGATGATGAAGAAGTGAGCAAAACTATGGTTCAGATTTATGAAGCGTATATGAATGAAGCAAACGAACAGATTTTCCATTTATACGCTCAATCCTCTACAAATTTAGTTGATGGACTTTATAAAGTTGTTGCAATTTTCTTAGGATTAGATGAATTTTATGAAGATCACATGATGCAATATTCAGTTTTAACTTGCATGATTAGCCTAATTATCAAATATCCTGAATTATTTAATGAGGTAGAAACAGTTTTTATCAAATAATTGATAAGGGGGATGATAAAAAGGATTCAGTAAAAAAAGCAAAGTCTTATGTTGCAGAACTAAATCTTTATTCAACCATGGCTCATTATGTCGGTAAAATTCTAAAAATACGCCCCAATGAGATATTAGACCATTGGGGTGTTTCTGAATTAGTTGTAGCCTTTGGGTACTACGCAAATCTACAAAGCGATAAAACATGGAATGAAATTAACGAGGCAAATAAAAATTCTAAAAAGAAAATACCTCAGATTGACAGATATGCGGTTCATTTCATGCAGAAAACAGATTTAGCGAAGGAGTCCGAAGATGTCAGTACGTGAAGTCGGTGCTAGGTTAGTCCTTGACATTAAGGATGCCGAAGCAAAGATAAAACAACTTGAAAAAGAGTTAAAAGATATTGAAAAGGCAAAGCTCAAAGTTGATGCTAACACCAATGAATTAGAAAAAATTAAGGCAAGATTAGAAGAAATCAAAAAAGAAAAGGAAGCTTTGGAAAGGCAAAAACTTTCTTTAAAAGTTGATTTGGATAATCTAGCTAATTTAAAGAATCAATTATTGGATGTTAAAGATGAAATTAGTGAACTTAAAAAAGAGCTATTAGCCTTGAGCAATAAAAAACTTTCTATTGATATTGATTTAAAAGCAAATGCCAATGAAATTCATGATGTCATTAATGACAAGACACTAGGTGAAAACGATAGAAGCGACAAGCTTAAAGGATTATATAGTGCACGTGAAGCTCTCAAATACGATATGCGAGATGTTGGCATTGAAATTGATGAAGTTCAAAAGAAAATTAACAATCTTAACAAAGAAAAAATTAAGATTGAAGCGAACATTAGTGAATTAAATGATGCTCAAAAATTGGTTGATGAGATTGATAATTCAATCGCAGATTTAGACAAAGAAAAAATAAAATTAGAAGCAGATTCTTCTAAGTTAGAAGATACAAATAAAAAGCTAGACGAAACAATCGAAAAAGAGAATGATGTAAGAAACACAAAAGCGGATATTGAGTCACAAGTTATCGGTTATCAAGATAGCTTGAATAAACTTAACAATCTTCAAAACGCTGCTAAAGCTTTGAAAACTGCTAGTAAAATTACATTTGATGTTGGAAATAAAATGTCAAATCTAGGCTCTAGTATGTTGAACATTGCCAAGAATTTCCAAAACAATCCAATAGGAGATATTGGACGATTCTTAGTACAAGGTGTTGGATATTCTAGTTTGTATAGATTGGTTACAGGTGCACAAAACGCAATGGGCGAAGCATTTTCAAACGGTGTTAAAAGATACGATACAATCAAAGTTGCGAAAAGAACATTGTCCACTGTAGTAGGTGATGTAGACGATTCTACAACGAAAATCCAAAAGATGATTGATAACCTAGATGAAAGCATTTTGGGTCTACCAACCACTTTAGATGACGCTCTAAGCCATGTTACGAGATTTACTTCAATCAATCATGATTTAGATAGGTCTCAAAAGCTATTCTCGGCAATTAATGATTCCATTTTGACATTCGGTGGTGATTCTGAGGGGGTAAACAATGCGGTTACTCAGTATTCTCAAATCATGGGTTCTAAAATGGATGCTCGTACATTGAGATCAATGGAAGATGCAGGTATGACACCAGCCTTAACTGCTATTGCAAAGAAATTTAATATGTCATTTGCAGAGTTTAGAGAAGCATTTACAGGTTCAAATCCAACTATTTCATTACAACAATTTGAAGATGCTCTGATTGAATTGGATGAAAAAGGTGGTGGTGGCCTAAATTCGTTGGCAACTATGGTTAAATCATCTGTAGCCACAATCTCAAACGGTCTTGACTTAATCCCTAAGAGATTTAGTAAAGCCGAAGAAAAGTGGTTAGGTGCATTAGATGAGGTTTCAACGGAATTAACAGGAGCTACAATTTACGGAAATATCTATAAACTTTCTCAAAAAGTTGAAGGCTTAGGAGATATAGGAGCAAACTTCATTAGAAGCCATAAAAAAGAAATTGGCGAAGGCATAGACTTCATTAAAACGAAGTTCTCTGAATTATTGAGCGTTTTAAAAACGTTTAGTTTCAAAGATTTTGTTGGTGGATTTAAACAAGGATTAGATGATTTCAAAGGAGCAATTGATTTCTTCAAGCCTCTTGTTAGCGGTCTATATAATTTTGCAAAAGATAAAATCACCGAAATGGGAGACGGAAGCTTTTCTAAAGGATTAGGACGTTTCGTATCAGACTACATCCAAATTGGTATTGGATTAAAGTATGCTGGTAAGTTAATGAAACTTGGAAGCGGTGGAATTAGCCTTTTAGGAGATTTAGTAAACATTTCTTCAAAATTCAAAGGAAAAAGTTTCAATATTCCATTCCTAGGAAAATTAGGAAGTAAATTTAGTTCTATTAAAGATGCATTCAAGAGTTCAGATGAGATTACTACTGCGGTAGGCACTCCAAAAACTTTTGATGTAGAAGGATTTAAAAATAAATTATCTTCATTAGCTATCATAGCTGGTGGGGCAGGAACAATTATTCTTTATTGCAAAGCGATAAAGGAAATTGAAAAGAATGTTCCAAATGACATTACAACATTGCCTATGCGATTAACAAATTTGTTCTCTGTAATGGGATTGATGATGGGAGCTAACACACTTAATGCAGCAGTTTCAAAAGTATTAGAGATGAACAATGCCTTAACAGGATTGGCAATGATGATTGGTCAAGGCGGAGCTTTATGGCTATTTGCAAAAGCTATGCAAGAGCTAGATAAAACTATGCCTGATGGATTCGACACATTCAACGATAAGTTATTAGGCTTATTTGAGTGCATTGGCTCTATGACACTTATTACAGGTATTCAAGGTGGTGCTGGTGTCCTAACGGGTGGAATCACTACATTGGCCCAAGTGCTAGGAATGGTAACAACAACAGGACTAGCTGGTACGTTGATTGCTTGTGCTAAAGCTATGCAAGAAGTCGATAAGAATGTTCCTTCAAACACAAAAGGATTGAAAAAGAAAATCCAAGGAATTATGGATGTCATTGATATGTTTGAAGGCGGAGGAACATATTCTTCTTGGTGGAGTCAAGTTATTAAAAGTTCTGAGTCTTTATGGAAGAACATGGAGACTTGGAATATCACTAGGATTTTAAAGAAACTTGTCACTATTGGAGAATCAATTTCAAAAGTACAAGGAATGAGTATTGATAGTAGTTCTTTCAACGATCAATTCAAAGATATTCAAGAGGTAATCAAGAATATTAATGATTTTGAGTTTCCTACAGTTAGCACATCAAGTGCAACAAACATTGCAGATGCAAACAGTATTGTTAAGAACTATACAACAATGGCTTCTAGCCTTTCTAAAATGTCTAGTATCAATGGAAGTTCAATTAACGTTGAGAATTGTACAAGCATTTTAAAGAATGTAGCTAGTGTTGTTCAAGAAATGAAAAAGATTGTATTCCCTGATGTTACAAAGAGTATTAAATCTAATTTAAACTCTACAAATGCTCAAGAGTTCCTAGATACATTGAAGATTTTGGAACAGATTGTTCCTGAATTTGGAAACTTGCAAGCAACAATCACAAGCAATCCTTTACCAAAGGCAGAGGATATTAAAAAGACAATTGAGAGTATTTCTCAAGCAATTGGATATATTTCTGTAGCTGGTGTTGGAACAGGAAAAGACAAGAATATGTTGTCTTATAACTTGAGACAACTACCTGATGCCGAGTTATTTACAAACGCATTAAATGCTATCACTACTTTAGGCAATATAATCCTTCAATTTGGTACTTTGAATGTTTATTCTGATGGATTTGATTTTGAATCACTACGAGCAAATATTAAGCAAATTGGAGATGTAATCAATGATTTAGCAACTAACAAAGGATTGACAAAAAATACCAAAAATATTGGCAGCGTTGATACGACAGTTACTAAGTTAAAAACAATTTGTGATAACTTAAATTCTATCGTTGGATTAAATCTAGATTTCGTTAAGATTGGAGAAGTCACAACAGGTATTCAAACGTTCCTAAACAATGTTAAAGGATTGAAGGTTGGAGAAGCTACTACAACTGTTGTTACAGAAGTAAACTCAATCGTTACTTCCTTCCACAACATGGCCACAACGTTATCTAACATGAAGTCTGAATTTAATACCTCAGGTACAGATATGGCCAATGGAATTATTGAAGGTTTCAAAAGTATTGATATTGAAGGTTCATTTGGAACTAAGATTGATAATGCTAAAGCTTCATTGAAGAAGAAAAGCTTCAAATCAGTAGGTAAGAAGTTTGGAAGAGATGTTGTAAGTGGATTCAGTGAAGGTATCTCTAATATGTCTAGTTCAATCTCTAATCAGATTACTATGATGTATGGATATTCAACACGATTCACAGATTTAGGGAAGTACTTAGGAAGTGCATTTAAAAATGCGTTCAACAATCAATCAGGAAGCATTAATACAGGCGGTACAACGACTCCTACAGTAAACAGAGGCAATGAATCAAAAGGAAACAATATGAAGTTTGCTAAAGGTGGCCCAGTTTACTTAAAACGAGGCGGACAACCTGTCGTTATGAAGCCTAGTGGAACAGATACAGTACCAGCTATGTTGACTCCTGGTGAGTATGTAATGAAACGTAGTGCAGTTAAGAACGCAGGTCAAAGCTTCATGGATAAAGTAAATAACATGGATTTAAAAGGTGCGTTCAAAGAATTGTCTACTAGATATGGTTCTCATGTTGGAAATGTTGTTAATAAGAACGTGACTATCAACAATAACGATAATCGTGTTACAAATAACAGTATCGCTTTCAACGAAGGAAACGAAAGAAGGCAAGCTATCAAAGTAGGTAGATGCTTGAGAGGTTTGGCATAATGACTTGTTATAACTTAAACCCATTAAAAACATACGTTCAGTTCAATGATCTTGTAATAGACAGTGCAGAGGAGATTTCCTCTGCCTCTCTAAAGCAAGACACAAAGACTGCAACGCAAGAATACAGTTACGGACATGGTAGTTATGTTGCTTTCCAAAAGAATCAACAGTTTCTTACGGAAGGTGATTTGTCCTTAACATTGAATTTTAATTATGAACATTTTCATGATGAAGATAGAAGATTCCTACGTGACTATTTCAATTTGAATTTGCTTAAACCTGGAAGGTTATGGGCAATTCAAGATAACAAATTGATTTGGGCATGGGCCTATGTCACAGGATTTAGTGAAGATTACAAAAAATACCAAGGTTATTTATCAATGGATATTGATTTTAAACTTTGGGAAGGTGTATGGCATATTGCAGATACAAAGAAAACATTCTTAGTTCCTTACTCTGTATGTAATATCCTTGATTGTGAGGATTTCAGAGATGCTCAAGAGTGCTTATCGTGTTGTGTTACTTGCCCTCCTGATATGGAAACTTGCAATTCGTGTTTATGCGATTGTGGAGACATTACAGAGGAAACATCTTTATGTGTAATGGGAACTAAAGCGTTGGAAGATTTTATGAATTGTGGCAATTCATACAAGATTGTCTACGATTGCATCAAAGGTGACCAAATTTTCGGTGATGATTTGATTAAGAACAAAATCTGTAAAAAAGATTATTGTGTTGAGTCAATTGCTGGAAGATTCTACAGTGGAACAGTATTAGATACCGATAAGGTCAAATTGATTCTAGATGGTAAATTCCAAAACCCTGAAATTGAAATCAACGGAAACAAAATGATGATTTTAGGTGAATATGATGGAATTTTAACACTTGATTCAAGTTGGAACTTATACTTTACTGCGGATGGATGTTGTGCATCAGAGGAAGTAGATTTAGATAATCTAGTGATCGAAGATGAATTTGGGTTCACAGTACATCATGGAATGAATAGATTAGTGGTCACAGGCTCATGTTGTAAGATGGCTTGTGTATATATAGATGTTGATGAACTTACAAATTAAGGAGGCTTGCAGTGGCGAATGTAAAAAGTTATTGCACTGCTTGTGGAAAGTTAAAAGATAGCAGTGCAGAGTTTATCCAAAATGGTGTTACAGATTCAATCTGTACGTCTTTAGGAAACGATACAGGCTTAAATCCTGATAATGGTAATAATACGTGTACAGACATGGAAAATGCCAATGATTGTCTTACAAAAGGCTTGTATGACATCATAGATGGATTTGATTTGTGTGATTGGAAATTATTCATGAGTCAATATGCCAACAATGATTACAACATGAAAGCAGCTATGATTTGTTGGATGTGTGGATTGCAAGACCAGTTGTATAATCTTCAACTTCAAAATTTGGCAATCGAAACGCAATATACTATTGAACAGTCTACACCTGGATTGAGCGTTGAAATTGACAGACAAGGTAATTTCACATTCAGATATTCAGATTGGATTCACACTAGTGATTACGAGAAAGTAGCTGACGGAGTTATTACAGGAAAAGTAGATTTCTGTATGAAGCCTAACAAAGATAAGAGTGCTACATACAAATTCAACAGTGTTACATTGAAACACTACTCTTATAAAATGACAGGAGTTCAAGCTGGTTCAGCTCCTACTGTTTCGATTCGTGTTCCTAATAAGAGTGGGTCGTTGGTTTATTCAAAAACAACAAACGCTTCATTTGAAGAAGATATTAACAAAACAGTGGAATTAAGCATGAGTGGAACAGTAAAAGCTGGAGAAACAACGAATTGGTTGCAGTTCCTTTCTATTTATGTTGATTGGATAGAAGATGATGAAATATCTCTACACACTCGTTTTGTAAATGATAACAAGGTAAACTTCGTTATCTGTAGAGATTAGGAGGTACACATAAATGAATAAAGATGTTTGTTCTGCTTGCGATTCTTTGAAAGCTACAAGCAGTAATTTCATTCAAAAAGGTGTAACAGATGCTATTTGTGCAAATCTTAAAGCAAATCAAGGGTTTGAAAATAAGGACCATAACAACTGTACAGATATGCACGATATGAACGATTGCTTATTAGGTGGGTTGTTAAAAAAGATTGATACATATGATGTTTGTGATGCAAAAGAAGCTATCAAAGATTTGGAAAAGAATTTAATCAGTATCATGGATGTAATGATTTGTTCTGATTGTGGACAATGGGAAGAAATCGAAAAGCTATGGGCAGAAATCCAAAAGATTTGGAATGCTATCAGAGATTTACAAAATAAGGTCGGAAAATTTGAAGGCAGCATTGGAGATATGTACAGTGCGGTTGAAAAGATTCTTACAAATCTTAAAAACAGTGGAGCATGGAAACAAACAGGAGATACTGTATTTGAAGGAAAATTCAATGACGGAAGAAGCATTGCTACAGGTAATATCAATATCTTTGGTGGTACTCCTGATGGAAATTCATACATCCGTACTAATAACGGAAGTTCTGAGAATGATTTGGCTGGTGGTGTTTAATGGCATGGCAAAACTTTCACGGAGCTTACGATAACACAGGGCCATACGCAAACGTAGTATTAGGTGGAAATCCAGGCGATACCGCAGACTTTGGATTCCCACTTGCTACCGCCCATGCAAAAGGCTATGGAAAAGGTATCAACTTTTCAGATGATGGAAACTATGGTGTTACGTTCACATTAGATTTAGTTGGATATGGTGTAACGGATGCTGGTCAATATACAGGAAACGGAAAGTATGTACAGTATGGCGGAAGATACAACTATATTTTGATCATTAGCGTTTCTAACAACAATAAAGCCTCATGGAGAGAGATTTACAATCAAGTAATATTCTCTCATGCAGATACATGGCCATTAGCTTATTCATCAGGTTGGGAAACAGTAGCACAAAATAGTCAATGGAGTGGTAAGCTACAACTTCCGACAGATACAACACACGTTAAAGTTGAATTAAGAGGTGAAGATGCTACATTACCTTACGAGAATATATATTCTATTCAACAAGTTATCCCTGATTTTAGACCATGGGCAGTAAGAAAAGGTAAAGTGTTCTATTCTTTGGATAGAGCTACAGGATGGTTTAAAAAGAGAGTTAAAGGCTCCTGGGCCACTATTGGCAAATATAGTGCTGATAAAGCGAATAAAGAAAACCAAGGGTCAAGTAGAATCAGAAAAAATGGTAAATGGGTAGGACAAGGCAAAATTGGTAGTTAGGAGTAAATATGATTCCTTACTTTGAAATATTAGAATTTGGAAAAGTTAAGAAAAGATTCAGAGAGGCTTTAAGCACAATCAGTTTTTCAAACGAGTTAATGACAGTACCTGAAATGCAAATCACAATTCCTAACGAATACTACGATTTAATCTCAGGAAGAAAAGAAATGAGGGTAATCATGGATTGTGGAGTTTTCTACGGAATGATTACCAACTATAAACCCTCTGTAAGTGGTTTAAACATATCTCTAACGCACGTAATCAACGAATGGGAATATAGACAAGTCCCAACAAATTATGCGGTTAAAAACGCTCTTATAAAGAACGTATACGAAAGCGAAGATATGTATTATTCGACTCAGTGGAAGATGAATTTTGAAACTGAGATTGATAACGAAAAGATTGACTATGTTTATTCTAGACAATCTAAATTGGATGCACTTACTAAAACTTGTGAATTGACACAATCTGTTTATTGGAGAGTTCCATTTACAAATGATAAGCAAGTTGAAGTTGGATATTTTGGAAAGAAACAACCTGTTATGCTTTCTAATAAACCAACGTTAGGAAGAAACTACAGAATCATTGGTGAGCCAACAATGGAAACCAATTTTTCGGATGTTATTAACTTAGCTACAGTTTATGCTAATAAATCTGATAGTGGTATGTCCTCTTTGTCATTAAGAGAAGTATATAACGATAAAAGCTTACAGAACCCTAAGTTTCCTGTAGTTATTTTGAGATCAAACATAAATAACGAGCGTGATTATGAATATGTAGACTTTCCTAAATTAGCTCCTAACAATCAATTGGAGTATTCGATTATTGATACGGAATCAGTTGGATATGAAAGCGGTGTATTCATTGAAGGAACATTTGCTTTTGATGATTTATCGCCATTTAGTCTAGAGGACATGACAAAAGACTCTAAAGACTATAAATGGGTAATTCCTAAAGAGCAAAGATTTTTGACGGATACAGAGGAAATAAACAATGCTAAAGCCTTATGGCACTCTTTAAAAGGCATTTGGAGCAAATCTGCTATTGCTGCTTTATGTGGTTCGTGTCACGTAGAATCAACCTTAAACCCTAACTTGTATCAAATGGGTGATGTTCCTGATTCTCAAAAAGGATTTGGATTGGTTCAATGGACACCATACACACGAATTACAAATTGGTTAGGCTCTCATGGGTATACAAGCTACACAATGTACGGAAAAGGGGAAGTAGCTAAGTTAGTTGAAGAATGGTCAACAAACGCTACAAATGGGCCTTGGATTCCTACTCCTTCATATAACATCACATTCCAACAATGGTCACACATGGAAGCCGATATGAATTACATGGTAATGGCTTTTATGGCAGATTATGAACGTGGTGATACATCTATTGATTTACAGTATCAAAAACGTATTGAATTTGCTCAACGTATTTATGGTTTGATTCCTGAGTGGGAACAAGACGATAACGGAACTACAACCGATACGGATAAAACACAATCTCGTCCTTGGAACGCTCAGAATTTTATCAACACATGGAATGGTCAATCTATCGACATGGATGGTGTACCTCCTGAGCAACCATATCAATGTGTAGATGCTTGGAAAAAAGCATTGCAGACATTAAATTATCCTGACCCAACGAGAGCTATTGGCGGTGATGGGTATGCAGATTACATTTGGTATAACAGAGATGAATTAGGCTATTCTCAATACTTTGATTACGTTGATACACCTCAATTTGGTGATTGGTGCATATTTGGAAGAGGTGGTGACACACCTGCATCACACGTTGCAATGTACGTTTCTGATGCTGGTAATGGTAGAGCAAATTTCTTTGGCCAAAACCAACCTTATCCATATTGCAATACAACAACAATCAGTACATCAAATATCATTGGTATTTTCAGAGTAAAGAGCGTTTATGTACAACAGAGCATTGACCCCGAGTCTACAAACGGAACAACTATCATTACTGATAACGATAGAATTTATGCGGCCAAGGTTGTATATGATTGTGCCTGTAGAAAACTAATTAATGCAAGAAGAAAGTTTGCTATCAACGTTTCTTGTGAAGCATTACCTAAAGAAGTAAACGTAGGCGATAGAATCAGATTTATTTATGATCTCAATTTATTGCAATTAGGAAGTTGCAATAGATACATGAAACGTATTCTAAAACAAGACGATTGGTTCTATATCACAAGTCTACAAAGAGAAATAGATAAAACAGGAATTGAAATAGATACATTGACACTAGAGAAATTCCTAAGAACGGATAGAGACGGAAAGAGTGATTAGTTATGGATATTAGTAAGGCAATAAATATATTAGCTGATAGTGTCTATGATTTGAAAGAAAAAGGAAGATACAATTCCATTCAACGTAGAAACCACACAGTTGATTTTTATGGGTACGAGTTCCCTAGATGGGGATGTTCGAGTTCTAAACCAGCGGTAATAGGAATGTCAATTTCTCAGGATTTGATTTATTATGAGCGTTTTGAGTTTAAACTAGTAATAGATAATTCTACTGCTACAAACTTTAATATCGAGATCGAAGGAATAGACATGACGCCATATTTCAAGCAACAATTCAATGGAGCTTGGATTACAGGCAATGGATTATGGCCTGGGCAATATTCTAACTTCGATGTTCTTAAAGCTTGTGGGTATCTTTCAGAAGCTGATAGAAACAGAATACTAGACCCAGGATATAAAACAATCAAAGTAACAGGAAATGGTAATTTTGATTGTACGTTAGTAAATTATCTTAAATATAGTCATGTAAACAGATAAGAGGTATCTATGAATAGATATGAACAAAGAATTGAAAACCTATCAAATCATGTAAAACAAAATCCTAGAGATTGGCAGTCTGCCATATCGCTATTGAAATTGAACAGTCAACAAATTGACTTTAAAAGAAAACAAAAACAACAGTCTGCTAGATTGTCTATCAAAGCATACAAAAAGGAGGTTGTGTAGATGGAAAACAAATATAGCACTTCGGGAATTGGAGAAGATATTATCCGTAGTTTTACACAAATTGCAAGCGCAGAACTACACGCTAAAACCTTATTAGAAAAACGTATTTCTGAGGTTGAAAATGGATTGATTAGTGAAGAAGAAATTCCTGATAATTTAGAAAAGATTGAAGCATTAAAGGATGAAATTGATGATTATGCCAATATCAGACGTTCTCAAATGCTTTATCTATACAATTCTTTCGGTGGTAAAGGGGATAGAGAACAGTGGTGTTTAGTTAAACATTTAAGTATGGCTATGTACACTGCATTTGAAGCATATCAAGCTTCGGATAGAGACCCTGAATTATTGAATATCGCTTTGGAGATTAACAAGAAGTTTATTGAAGCTTGTACAAAATTCTTAGGTGTAGAAATTACATCTTGTGCATCTTGTTTCGCAGACATTATGAAAGCTGGAGGAAAATAATATGCAACCTGTAGTATGTAATAAAGATATGGCTGTAGCGTTTCCTTTAAAAGATGGTGATTGCGAATTTTGGCTAGAAATCGTTGATTCTGTAGATGATATTACAAATCCAAGTAGAGACCATGCGTATGTGGATTCAAAAGGATTGTTCTATATCTACAACGGAAAAGAAATTCAAGTAATCAATGACCATGCAAATTTAAAAGTGAAATGGGGAAATATGATTGGTGATATTTCTAATCAATTGGATTTAATGGCAATTCTAAATCAATTCGTTAAGACAATTTCTGTAAATGGAAAAAACATTGCCAAAGACAACAATAAAAACATTGCTATCAAAGTGCCTATCACAACTATTAAATTAGATGGAAACACAATTAGTCCTGTTGATTATATTGTTAATCTTGATATAGCTAGTGTTTATGCAAAGAAAACTGAAATACCCAAAAATGTGTCTGAACTTCAAAATGATGCTGGATATATTAAACAAGAAGTTGTAGATCAATTAGTGCCTATCAAAACAATCAAAGTTAATAACGTAACGATACCGCCTGATGAAAAACACGCAGTAAATATTGAATCAATTCGCTATAAAGTTGGAACTGCCGACCCAAACACGACAAATTGCCCTAACGGATATTTCTACTTTCAGATAGGAGACTAATCCATGGCTTATGTAGGTGGAGGATGGGCATTACTTGGAAATCATCAAATTTGGTCATACAGTGGCAGATGTAATATGTATTTCCAAGTTTACGCATGGAGTGAACAAGATGTCGTTAACAATAGGTCTACAGTCCATACAAGAACAAGGATTTTAGTTGAAAATAAAAACCCTCATTATACAGGTTATCGTGTTGAACAAGATTGGTCTGCTGGAGTTACAGGAGCACCAAATTATAGTGCTCATGCAACGTTATCAGATGGTGGTGCTGGTACAAGCAAGGAATATATTCTACAAAACGGTTCATTTACTGTTGACCATGATTCTAATGGTAATGCATCAAGCAAAGTGCATTATTGGTTTAATGGAACATATACAGGAGCTATAGGAAGTCCTTATAACACAAATGTAGTAGACATCTCACTTCCTAAAATTGATAGAACCGCAGACAAGGCAACAATCAGCAATGTTGGAAGTACATATAAAACAATGTACTGTACAATTTCAGTTCCGTTTGTGTCCGAAGAAAACCAATGGAGTAGAGACGGGAAAACATGGACGGATTGGAATAAAGTAATAAAAGCCGATACTCCTTTTGTAGATACGTGGACAGGATTAAAGCCGAACACAAAATACACTGGATATTATCGTTTCAAAAGAAAATACAATGGAGTTTGGAGTGAAGCAGTTGATTTTACTACAACCACTAAATATCCTAACGCACCTTCAAAAGGAAGCGTTTCTTCAAGTTCGATAACGTCCAACTCCGCAAAAGTTAGTTGGAGTGGATTCTCGTTAGGAGATATGGCTACAGATTATTCTTACCAAACATCTAATGATGAAAATAATTGGACAGGCCGAGGCAAAGAAACAAGCCTAACCCTTGGTAATTTAAAGCCAAATACAAAGTATAAATTCTATGTAAGAATGGTTGATAACTATGGTCAACCCTCGTTGGCAGCTAGTACATCATTTACGACATTGAACCCTGAAAAGCCAAATGTAGGTGGTATCGGAAGTACAGGAGTCACACCTCATGGTGGTATGTTTGGCTGGTATGGATTTTCCGTAAACGAAGGGGCTACAATAGATCACTATGAATATTCGCTAGACAATTCAAATTGGATTAACGTAGGAACTGATACACATATTTATTTGGACAATTTAAATCCTGAAACAAGTTATACGTTATACGTTCGTATTGTTGATAACTTCGGCTCTAAATCAGATAGTGCTACATTCAGTTTTAAAACATTAGTTGACCAATTGAAGATTGCATATAACTCAAATACGTATGAAGAAAACATCCTTACAAAAGACGGAGTAGACATCTTAGCTAAGAATGGAGATAACTTGATTGTTGATGTTCTTGGTAGAGAAAGACTTAGAACCGCTAGAGTTTTCTACAACGATAACGGAGTAATAAAGAAAGTAAAAGCAGTTTATTTCAACAAGAAAGGTAAGATTCTACGTCATACAAACTTTGGCAGTTAGGAGGTATATAAATGGGTGTTAGAATTGCAGAATTGCCTTCAAGCAAAGGCATTTCAAAAACAGATTTAATTATCGTCCAAGATAACGAAGCTACCAAGCAAGGTACAATTCAACAATTAGATGATTCTTTAGGTGTGAGCAAGCTTAGAGAACAATTTGAAGCGTTTGGATTATCTGTAGACGAAGAAGGATATATTGTTCAGGAGGTACAAGAATAATGGCAAAACACAGAATTTTAACAGATGAAACAGGAGAAAAAATTGTAAAAGCATTAAATATTATTGCTCAAAACGGAATTTCACATCAATCAATGGATTGGCAGAAGGTAAGAACATTAATTGCAAACGGAGTCGGTGAAAGTGCGTTTGCTATTGGTACGCAGTTAATTGAAAAATGGACAGATACCGCTGATTCAAAAGAATACGATATGTCATGGCAAGTAAACCACTTTGAAGATATGACTTTAGAGGACGGAGAAGTAGTCCCTGGAATGTGGTTGCAAACGCACTATACTTTGCCTTTTGGAGTTCGATTTTCGCATCAGAGCGCTTTTCTAGCGTGTCCTGATGGATTTAGCGCTGGCACTTATAATT